AAAGCGTGACGCTTATCAGGCGTCGCGGCTCTGTGCGGATGTTTTGGATGAAACCTGTTATGGGCTGCTACCGCACGTAGCGCCCGCTTTAGGTTTAATCGTTTAGTTCTATAAATTGGATCAGGTTGCGCATCTTTTATTATTGGAGTTCGGGACTTCCGAGGCGAGGGTTTCCCCTTGCATATACCAAACAGCCTCTCCGGGCTGAGTGTGTTTCGCATGAATCCCCCTAAACATATTTACGGCCTAAGTACACGCTTAATCCTGCAAATACACCTATCCAAAATCCAAACCAGTACGCTTATCACCAGATAGGCCGGTGACAGTATTAACGCTACGCCTGTCAGAACGTAGGCTACAGGTTTAGATACCATATAACACCAAGACAAACTAATAGAGCCGCTGCTAGTAATGCTGTGACAACCGCCATTGCGAATAAAATATCCGCCAAAAGATGCAGAAGATCGTTCGCAGTTACCATAAAGTTCACCGCTTTCGATAGTGTCGATACTCCGCTGCGACCCCGCGCAGAAATAGCAGGGACAACACAATACTTGAAGCTGCGACTATTACTTCTTTAATAATCACGGACTGCGAGCCTTTGCCCCATTTCTCGGGCTGCGAACAGTTTAACCGTTTATCCCTAAATTGCGGGCTGCGATCATTTTTCGATTCCGCTGCCCGTTCTTCCATTCTACACAACCATTATAACATAATATGTGCTTATTGTCAAGTTTCTGGTTTGGTGTATTGCTAGGGTGGTGTTGTAGTTGACTATATCACCGCAACGCAACATTTAAGGACAAAAAAAGACCCTAGCCGGAGCGAGCCAGCTAGGGTCAAAAGGCCGACGGTGCGGGAGAATCCGGGGGGGGATTCAAACCGTCGGCTAGGGGACGTTTACTTCCGCTTCCGCTTCGGGTTGGGCTTGCCATTCTCCGCGGTCTGTCGCGCAGTCTCGGCAGCGTTGTCACGCTCCAAGGCCTCCGCGGCCTCCGCGTCTAACTCGGCATTTCCCGTTGTGGCTTCGGCCACCGCTGGATGCGCTTTGATCCAATCCGCATGCATGGTTGCCATGCTATTGGAGAAAGCTTTGATTGCCTCCACCGCGCGGGGCGCCTCCTCTGTGCTGAACGTCGCGAACACTGCCGCCAGATGCCCGAGAGCGACCGAAATATCGGTATGCATGCCGCGCTCTACCAGCGCAAGCTGCAGTTTCTTTCCGGTCGGATCTTTGGTGCCTTCCTGACGATTGCCGCGGCCTTGGTCAGCGCCCGGCTTATCCTTGCCAGCCTTCCGGTAATCCGCTGCCGTGCTGAACACGAAAGCGTCACCGGCATCGCGCCGCAGAGGATTCAGGTCCGGATTCGTCGCAGCCTTCTGGAGAGTCTTGAGACAGTCCGACTTGTATGTGCTCCAAGTCGGGCATATCTCGGAAACAGGCTCTTCCTTCAGGCCGTTGGTGTCTTCCTTGTACTTCGATTTCATCGTGTCTTCGGCTATCTTCAGGCCGACGATGGCGTACCCGTAGGCGTACCGCATATCGTTCCCTGCCTGTTCGACTGCCGCGCGGATGACCCTCAGAACACAGTCGCCCGCGAGTCCTTTCTTGCTTTCGAGACGGTCGGCCAGTACTCCGATACCGTCTACCTTGTCGAACTGCAGCGCATAGGCCGCTGCACCTTGCTGCTGAGCGAGGGTACGATAGGCAGGTGTGACCTGCTCTTCCGTTACCTTCACTTCCGGTTCGCTACCAGCACGGCCATTTGGCAGTACCTTCGCGGACTTGACAGCAGGTCCGTTACCGTCGCCGGCCTCAGTCGCCAGCGCTGCACGGAACTTTCGATCTATGTGAGTGAACATAAGTGGATTCCTTCTAAATGGTTGACGCACCTATCCCGCGCCCCGTAGATTTGGGACTCGGTTTCGGTGCGCTAGTTGTTAAAGAACGCTCGACAGAATCACGACAGCGGACCGGGGTCCTACCTTGCCGACTACTAAGTAGGGGTATCGCTTAGGAAGCGACTGATTCCCTACTGTTCATGCAACCAGTATACGCGCATACATGGTCATTGTCAAATTTCACTTGAAACAATTAGAACGTGTCGAGAAGTTAAACGGTTAAGGTTTTGGAATGAGTTTAATAATGTAAGTTGTGGGCAAGAGGCGTGCCAGACGGCTAAGCACCATGCAATGTGCGTGCCAGACTGTACAGATATACAGTGCAAACGGCGATCTTTCTTTCTTGGGGGTTAGGTAGCGGGTATCGGGTTAACGGTTTATACGCCCTCCTATTGAGTCCTAGGCGTATGTACGCACATACAGATATGGCACAGAATATGCATGCTCGATTCCTTATCTAAAAAACACGCCCAAGTGTCGCATTTAGGTATTGCATCTTGCGCGCATCGTGCTAGGGTGTGCATGCGACCCTGAGACCCGTAGTAGCTTAGGCGTACGGTATGGCGTTCGCGGGAAAGGCAGCACGGTAGACAATCCGCGCCCTAGTACCGAAACACTATCAAATAAAGGAGGATTTTATGTTTTACGCGATTGTCCACGTAATGGATACCAACGGGGCATTTCTTGCTACCGTCGAGTGTTCGAGTCCGCAGTCTTTGGATAGCACACGGGAACGTATGCTCTCTTTGGACTACGTAGGCTCTGTCACTGTCGAGTATCCGGACCCGAGTGAGTACCTGTCAGATGCACAGATTGACAGTATGATCCGACTCGGCCTAGCGCGGACCTATCACGCGCCCATGTCGGGAGGCATCTTGCCTTTGAGTGGGAGTATCCCGTTGCCGCTGTATAACGCGCTACGCGCCCTTGCGTCGCGGGTATGGCATAGGGAGGTGGGTTATGGCGAGTAGCGTCACCTGCCTTACGTGCAAGCGGCACAAGCCTATCCACGCGTATCAGTGTCCGCACTGTGCTCCGCGTCCGCGGTACATCATGCGCGACTGGCGTGACCGTGCGGAGGCACGGAGCGTTAGGGTACGGGAGCGGGTAGCGGTCTACATGCTGACCATTGGAGCGGTGCTTGTAGGCTTGCTATGCTTGGGCGTCATGCTGGCAGTAGGCTAGGCTAGGGCGTACGGGTCTCCAACGGATTGGGGACCTATACGCCCCCTCTGCAATAAGCGCGCCAAGCTGGAGTTGTAGTATTTTCGCAACAAATGGTGGGGCAATTTGCCATAATCCCGGCATTTAGGGACCGAAAACCCCCTAGAAATAGGATCCAAGTTCAGGGATCCCGTCTGTACGCCGAGGGCCAAAAAGTGGTTACAGACCTACCGTGGTTACGGGCAACGTTGGTTTGGGGGCCAATTAGCGCAGTAAGGTACAGTGTAATAAAATCAAGGACTTAGGAAGCGTTTCCTTGCTTTGAAGGAAACGGTGAAATATATTTTCAAAATAGGGGAACTTTTTCGATTTTGAGTTGTCTAAGTAAACATTATTTTAGTTAAAACTTAACTTTACGTTAGTAATAGTTAAGGTTAGCTAAGCCTGTAAAAGGTTTAGATAACTAGTGTTGACTTACTGGAATATACCCTAAATTTACCCCCTTATAAGTTATTGATTAATATGGGAAATGTGGTAGTCCTAGTACCCAAGCAAAGGGTGGATAGGACAGCCTTGGAAGCCAATCTACGGAAAGTAGAGAAAACTATGCCCTTTTTAAGGCGTCACCTTAAAGAACTGGCGGATAACCCGACTAAGCTCCACTTGGATCAAGTTAAGGCTAGTCTGGACCTAGTAAGACAATCCCTAGACTACATACAGTACACAATAAAGGATCTCAAAGTATGACCGACCCTACTCCTGCTCCCGATGCAGTTGCTCAAGCAGCCCCTAAGGTGGAAGCCAAGGCAGAGGCTGCCGTAGCTACTGTGGCCGCGGATGCTAAGGCCGTAGGTTCCGCAGTTAGCGGGGCTTGGGCTACCGTCAAGAAGTACGCTCCCCACGTAGCCACCGCGTCGGCGGGATACGTAGCCGGGCACTATACCGGGGCTATCGTCTTCGGAATTATCAAGCACATCGTCTAAGGTATGTGCCCGTTCTGCAGATTCATAAGGAATCTGGTAGGACTCCCCACCGTTAAACAGACCCCGGAAGGGTGGTACTGTTCACTACACGGGGACTTCAAGTCCCGGACCGATAGATGCCCAAGTTGCAAACCCTTACCCGAGATAAGGTAATCGAATTCTATAGCTGCTCCCACGGGGACCTAGGAAGGCTCCTCCGGGACAAGCTTATGCCATTGCCCGTCCGGATTGAAGGGGAGATCCTCTGGTACTTAGATGAACTAGAGGCTAGTAGGGAGAAGGTCTCGAAGATACTCAATTACCGGAAGAAGCACTAACCTATGCTGTTGATGACTAGTACCTCTGACCTAGTTCAGGTCGTTACAGGCTCAGCAGGGGCTATTGGGGTCCACGCTTCTTTCATGGATAATAATGCCGGGACTATCACCCCCGGACGTACGGATACAGCTAGTATTAGTACAGCTACCACTACTACGGTAGTAGCCTCCCCCGGAGCTAGCGTCCAGCGTAACGTTAAAGTCCTTAACATATTCAATACCCACGCCTCGGTATCTAACCTTATTACGGTTAAGCACACCGACGGTACGAACCCCGAGACTCTCTGGCAGGGCACCCTCCTAGCCGGGGAATCAGTAGTTATGGATGAGGCTGGTGTCTGGACTAAGTACAGCGCAGCTGGAGAGCCTCAGATCGTAGGACTCCCGATCACTACCAAAGGGGATGTGATAGGATTCGATACTGCTCCTAATAGGATAGCAGTAGGTACGGATGGTCAGGTTCTCACCGCAGCCGCTTCCGCCACAGCAGGGGTTAAGTGGGCTACTCCAGTACTGGTTAACGCCTCTACTTCCACGGTTTCTGCCTCCTTTGCCTCAGACACCTACCTAGCAGGGTCTAGCATCCTAATGCCGGCAGGCGGGCCAATAGCTAAAAGTATGTACCACTGCGTCTTTGATATGGTCAAGACGGCAGCAGGTACAGCAGCCTTCACGGTCAATCTTCGTTTCGGTACGGCGGGTACTACAGCCGATACCAGTCTAATTTCTTGGGCCTTCGCCGCTGGTACAGCCGCAGCTGATACTGGTATGTTCGAGGTCCGAGTCCATTTCCGCACCGTAGGTTCAGGAACCTCGGCGGTGGTTGTGGGCACCATATTCTGCTCACACGCTCTAGCCGCGACCGGCCTCATCAGCACGGGGGCGTCAGGTTTCGGCCAGATCACGACCGTGTCGAGCGGATTCAATTCCACCACAGCTAATGCCATTCTCGGGTTGTCCGTTAATGGTGGAGCTTCCTTCTCCGGCACGAACACTATCGTTCAGGCGAAGACCCTTAACCTGAGCATCTAAGATGGCCTTCGGTGGCTTCGCAGTCACGTCCGCCACGGGCACCACCCTCGCTCTAAATGGGGTCACTGCTGGAGCTACTATCTGTGTACTCCCAGTAGATCTAAACGGGAATGCCACCAGCTTCGGAGCTACCGAGAATTCAGGAGCGGTAGTTTATAGCACTAGAGGTCCCACCTTTGGTACTTCGGGAGATACGAACTCCCAGTTGCTAATTCTCACGAATGCAGCCGGCGGCAACAGGACCATATCAGTTACCGCAGCCGGGGATACTGTAGAGGGCTTACTAGCTTTTTGGTACACCGGGGTGGGGGACGTAGACAACTCCCTTACAGCTTTAATCACTTCTCAGCCCACTATGAGCGCCGTAAAGAATAACGGTACTAGTGGGAACTTTACTCCGATTACTCAAGGTTCTACGATTATCGGAGTAGCGATTAATCTCGTTAGTACTACAGCCCCGACTACTGGAACATCACCGTACGCATTTACTAGCCAATCCAGTGGTAATATCTCAGGCATTAATGGCTATTTAATAGAAGATGCTACTTGGATTAAGGGAACTACTAACGCCGCCTTCCAATACGGAGCAGGTTCTAATGCAACCGGAATCGTTGGATTCGCCCTCCAGAATACTGCCCCCGGTGCTAGCAATATAATTACTCCGACCTATCCTCGTAAGAAATCGAGGCAGGGCGGATTGACGATGGATCTCAATTTGACTGAGTGGTATTAGGCCATGAAGGACCTGATACTCCAAAAATGGTTCGATTGGGACCTAAATGCTCCGGCAGGGGGTACATTTACCCTCAACGTAGCAACTGGGACCTTCGTTGAGACAGGGTTCTCAGCTACATTCAACGTCGGGCTTCCAGCAGCCTTTGGGACTTACGTCCTCACAGGTGAGATAGCCTTAGTAGGTGCTGGAGATAACGAGTCGGCGGGAGTTTATACCCTAACCGGCGAAACAATCAATTTTGCATTTGGGCTGCTGACCGCCTCCACAGGTGTATTCACCTTAACTGGCGAAGCTGTTACTCTAAGTACTACTAGCAACCCAAGCCTTAATGTAGATTTTGGATCATTCTCACTAGCTGGTGAGAATATCACCTTCGGTAATGGTGACAAGGAAGCATTCGATACTTACGCTCTTTCCGGGCCTAGCATCCTAGTGGGAGCCGGAGATAACGAAGCTCGGGGATCCTACACCTTAACTGGGGAATCAGTTATCTTCGGATTCAGCCTTAGCTTAGCTACAGGTTCGTACTCCCTAACTGGTTTCGATGCCACTCTCACAGCAGCTAGTGGCTCAGCATTCCTTCTCCAAGTAACTCCGGGTCTCTTCACCCTAGTTGGAGAACAAGAAGATTTATTCGCTACCGGAATCATAACGTCTGGTGGTGGACGAAAGCGAAAGAAGAAACGCAAGTACACGATGGAAGAGATCGAGGCCCGAGAGGAACTCCTAGAACTCTGGGCTAATGGTGAGATAGAGCTAAAGGAAAAAGAATGAGTTGTGGATTAGCTTGTACGGTTCCCGAGGACAAGGATCTTCCTGTCAATGTCGAGGACCAGTCTAAGAATTTCAGCGGTGCTGATACCCATTGCAAGGTTACTTACTTTAAGGCCGGGCAGCAAGGAGTTCAGCATTCCCATAAATACGATCACCTTAGCGTCCTTTTGGATGGTGTGGTAATCGTTAAGGCCGGAGAACGACAGATGATTATGAAGTCGGAACCCGGCGAGCCTTGCTCCATAGTGGTCAAGGCAGGCGAGGAGCACGTTGTGATTGCGTTAACCGATGCAATCTGGATGTGCATTCACAATACACTTAACGAAGGGGAGATCCCTCTTGAGTGAACCAGAAAAGAAATATCCCGAGAAGCCCGAACAGGGCCACTATGGGATAGTTGCAGAAATGGGGAAGATGGTTCCGTTATTTGTCTTCCCGCCTAAAAAGAAAGAGGAAACTAAATCTAATGGCTAACCCTACCCAGTTTAATTGGGTTGTCCCTACTACGAATACTGACGGCACGGCCATCCCTGCCGGCGAAATTACTGGCTACACCATCGGTGTAGGTGCAGCTTCGGGCAAGTATACGATTATGACTTCGGTCAGCAATCCGGCTGCCACTAGCGAGCCTATTGCGGATTTGAGTGCAACCCTTGCTCCGGGAACCTACTTTGCGGCTATTCGCGCCGAGTCTACGGGGGGCCCTTCGGCCTTCTCGAATGAAGTCTCGTTTGCGATTGCTGCTCCGATTCCGAATCCTCCCACGGGTTTTACTGTCGCCTGATACGGATGCTCTGCAAGCTCATGTGTATCTTTGGGGGTTGCAGGAACTGTACTCAGTGCGTTAAATGCGGATTCAAATGCCACTAAATAAGAGCAAATCAAAGAAAGCTGTCTCCGAGAATATTAAGACGGAAATGGCGGCTGGCAAGCCTCAGAAGCAGGCCGTCGCTATAGCCCTTAGTACTCAGAGGCGTGCAGAAAAATCAAAGCGGGATTCCCGCTACGTTAAATCAGGTAAATATTAACATGAAGAAATCTGGATATACTGTGCCCGAATCTAAGGGCCAGCACTCGGAAGGTCGTAAGGGCGTAGCCCCCAAGACGGCATCGCCTGCGGCTGGGCAGTGTGATAGCGGCGGATCGAATGAACTCGCTTCGGCTGCGGCTCGGATTAATTCGCCCAAGTCGGGCGGGGCTCCGGGCGTCTAATAATGGCGAAGCTAAACGCCGCTGCTAGGAAAAAGATTCCATCCAGCGAGTTTGGCGAACCGGGTTCTCGGAAGTATCCGATGCCCGATAAAAGCCACGCCGCTAATGCTAAGGCTAGGGCTACCCAGCAATGGGAAAGAGGTCATATCTCCTCAGCTGAGCGAGAAAAGATCTTCGCTAAAGCTAACGCAAAATTAAAAGGGCGTAAGTGATAATCGTACGGGTTCGATCTAGCAAGATCCACGTGGTCATGCGGCCCAATCAGGCTCGGCCCATATGACAATAAATAGCCGAGGTCTAGCTGGGCAGCCTATTCTGCCCTATATAGATTATCGTGCCTATACAGGTACAGATGTTTATCTAGACCTCACTTTCCTTGACCACACAGGGGTCGGGAATATTCCCCAGTCTATTAGCTATCAGATAGATGATATGACTAATTCGGTGAATATGGTGCCTATGACCAGTGTGCCTGTAACAGGGTATCAGCAGACCCTCCAGATACCTGCTAGCGTGTTGACGATGACTCGCCAGTTCCAAGGTAGTCAAATCTGCCAAGTATTAATTACGGCATTGTTGGGCGATGGCTCCAACGTGTCCACTGTAACCGTTATCGAACTCTGCGCCATCCAGACTCCAAATGGTTAATGAAGTTCCCAATCAAGCTGATTGAGGATCTAGTAGCTATAACTTACGTACCCCAAGAATCTAAGATCAAGATGCCAGATTGGGCTAAGATCTTAAAGGGGCAAGTAATTGCTAAGGGTCCTAAGGTGAGTGATGAAGTTCAGATTGGTGATACCGTTACCTTCGGCGCAGCCAAGGGTATCGAAGCATCTTGTCATGGCTTCTCCGCTCGTATTTTAAGGGAAGATAATCTAGATGCTGTGTTACTATGAACTTATCCGCCAAATTAAAGAAGATCTCTCGCAAGGTAAAACCTCTGGGGGATCGGTTGCTGATAAAACGTCTAGAGTATCAACACCCTGTCCTTGCGGTTGTGGGAATTACACTCCAGAAGGGTATCGTAATAGCGGCTGGACCGGGAAAGCGCCAACGTCGAAAAATCAGATTTGATAAGGCTATAGGTCACTTATCTAGTGATGGGGCTTTATATTTTGAGGATGGCGAGGAAACAGGCAAAGTATACCCCATGCCTTGCAAAGTTGGGGATATAGTCGAATTTAGTCCCAGACTCCAAACGGAGTGGGATATTGATGGTGAGAATCTTGTGTGGATTTCGGCTAAGTCGATCTACGGGCTTAGTGATGAAGATACCTCGAATTCCCTTCTCCACCAAGAATCAGCAGGCCATGATAGGCACGGAAACTTTATGCCCGGTGCTCCGGGAGTAGGATGACAGAAGTCACTGCATTAATAGATGTCGGTCCTCTAAAAGACGGGAAGCCAGACCTCTATAATCACATGCCTAATAGGCTTGTGCCCCTCGAAGAGGCTAAGAAGAACGAGTGGACGTACTTTTATGAAGCGCAGCTTTGTCGGTATGGTCATCAAGCTCCTAGATTCGTGTCTAATCCTCGTCTCTGCGTTGACTGTCACCGCGCTAAGCGTGGTAAGCCTCCTATTACTGCCGGGACTGCTACTGCTATGGCTGAGTACAAAGCTAAGCCGTATACTGAGAGAAAAGGCACAAACGTACCAATAGAGCCAGATAACAAAGAAAAGCACTTTCTTGGCATCTATGCACGCGAAAAAGACCTCAAAAAGGCCGCAAAACTGGCCGGATTGAGCGAATCTCAGATCCACTCACGACTTTCTTGGAGTAAAGTCTTCAAAGAGGCTTTTGAGGCTCTAGAAGACCGCTTAGGGATCAAAACTGTCGTCGAGCCCATCGGAAAATACCGCTGGACTAAGGAAAAACGTGAAAGATTCATCGAAATTTTCGTTGATACTGGAGATGCAGCTACAGCCCGCGATTCCATCGCCGTCACTCCAAGTGAATACTTCAGGGAAATCGAGCGTAATGCTGATTTCGAGGCTGCCGTACTTGCTGCCACTCCCCTTGCCGCTAAAGCACTAGAAGAAAAGGCCATTCAGATGGCCTTAGCAGGTAACGATAAGTTACTTACTAAGGTTTTGTCAGCAAAAATGCCCGAATATCGAGATCGGGTTAATGTTGATATGAATGTGACGGAAAAACTGGATGATAGACAACTCAATTCAAGACTCCTTAGGCTCCTTGGGAAGTTCCAAGGAAGCATTGTCGAAGGAGATTTCCAAGTTATCTCGGAAAGAGAAGATGGATCTTCTGGAGACGCTGGAAGAGTTGGACAAGAGAGAGTCTCAGAACCAAATCAAGAATTACTTCACTCTGGAGGGACCCTTTCGGAGGGATCTGTACCCGAAACAGTTGGAGTTCTTCCGTCTAGGGAAGAATCATAACGAACGTGCGCTATTGGGCGGCAATAGATCCGGCAAGACTGTCGCCGGAGGTTATGAAATGGCGTGCCACCTTACCGGTATATACCCGGATTGGTGGGAAGGCAAGAGATTTGACCACCCTATTGATGCGTGGTCTTGCGGCGATATCGCGAAGAACGTCCGGGATATTAACCAGAGGCGGATGATTGGCCCAGTAGGCTCTCAGGGCACCGGGATGATTCCCGGAGACATGATAGAGCGTTGCACCGTTAAGCATGGTATAGCGGATGCAGTAGAGTCGTGCTTCGTCAAGCACATTGCTGGCGGAAACTCCATGCTCCAATTTAAGAGCTATGACCAAGGTCGTGAAGCGTTTCAAGGTGTTTCTTGTCATGTCATTCATCTTGACGAAGAATGCCCTATGGAGATTTACACAGAGTGTCTTCTCCGTACAATGACAGTTGACGGTATCTTATACCTCACAGCTACTCCACTCCTTGGGTTAACAGATATTATGCTGGCCTTTTTGCCGCATCTGGCCCCAGCGCCGGAAGTTAATTGAAGGCCACAGTATTAGTCGGGTGGGACGATGTCCCTCACCTGTCTAAGGATAAGAAGGACACCATTCTAGCATCTACTCCGCCTTGGCAGAGGGATGCGCGTACAAAGGGAATCCCGGAACTTGGTAAGGGTGCAGTTTTCACCATACCGGAATCTGACATTGTCGTTACCGGGTTCGATATCCCCAAACACTGGCCGAGAGCATATGGATTGGATGTTGGCTGGAACCGGACCGCAGCAGTATGGGGAGCCATCGACCGAGACACAGGCTCTGTGTATATCTACGACGAGTACTACCGGGGTCAGGCGGAACCCAGTGTCCACGCAGCTGCTATTAAATCCCGCGGTGATTGGATACCGGGAGCTATTGACCCAGCCTCACGAGGGCGTACTCAAACGGATGGTGCGCAGCTTCTCGAACTTTACACGCAGCTTGGGCTGCACGTTGATATTGCTTACAATGTCCGTGAAGCGGGTATTTACACGGTCTGGGAAATGCTCAGCCAAGGCCGATTGAAGATTTTCAACCACTGCAAGAATGTAATGGCTGAGTACCGAATCTACCGCAGAGACGAAAAGGGACAAGTCGTCAAAAAGAACGATCACCTTATGGACGCTCTCAGGTACTTCGTAATGACAGGAATGGAAATAGCTAAGGTCCAGCCCACAGGTCGTGCGGATGGTAGACCTTGGTGGTATTGGTCCCCGCCAGAAGTGTGGGCCGGGTGAGAAAGAGAAATTATGGCAACTAGCGTAGTTATTAAAAATTCAAACGTCCGAAACTATCTAAAGATTGTGTCACAGGTCCCGGATACCAACAAGGTTGGTGTTAAGGTGGCTGGCAAGTGGAAGGATTCGGGCGCGGATAAGTTTGTTCCTCCGGGAGAGGTAGCTGAGATCTGGGTAGCAGCAGAACAGCGCTTTCTCATCGAGGAAATGCCGACGTAATGGATCGAACTCCGCCGAATCTATCTCCTCCAGACAATGAGACCTTAATCCAGCCGGATAAGGAGAATCTCATTGATCCAGAGGAGCTACTCTCTCGTGTACGAGCAAGATACGATGATGGAGTAGGGGCGTTTGAGGAAAATCGGAGAATGCACTCCGAAGACCTCAATTTCGTCTATAATTCGGAGGCGATGGGTCAATGGGACCCAGTTGTTCTAGAAGCTCGTAGAGGCAAGCCCTGCTATACATTCAATAGGGTACTTGGACCTGTTAACTTAGTAGTTGCAGATATGCGGCAGACCAGACCTGATATCAAGGTCCGGCCGGCATCCAAAGCAGCTAGCGAAGCAGTAGCGGATATCTTTGAAGGATTGATCCGGAGTATCGACCAAGCCTCTAGAGCATCAGTTATTTATAAGAACCAGTTCAAGTTCGCTGTAGCTGGTGGATTTGGAGCTTGGCGAATCCTGCCGGAATATGCAGGAGAAGATACCTTCGATCAGGTGCTTAGGATCAGGGATATCCCCAATCCTCAGACTGTGATTTGGGATCCAGAGTGCAGCGATGCCTGCGCCGGTGATGCGATGTGGTGCATCATTGGGGATCGTATCTCCAAAGAGAAGTACCGGACCTTATACCCGGATGCAGATTCAGAAAGCGCATTCCAGATCTCCCGCGACTCCTATGGTTGGTTTACCGACAAGGAAGTTCGCGTAGTCGAGTACATGGAACGTGTGCCGTTCAAGAAGATGATTGCGCTCTTGGACGATGGTCGAGTCGTAGATTACGATTCTAAGACTAAGGCAGCAGCTGAACATATGGCTGATGCCCCCAATTCTCCCAAGATTATCAGCACTCGTGAAGTCCTTAAGTGGAGAGTAATGTGGTGTAAAGTGGATGGCGGACAACTATTAGAAGGCCCCATTTACTACGATTGGAAGCGTATTCCAGTTGTCCGAGTTCCCGGCCGATATATCAATATTGAAGGCCGTAAGAAGCTTCAATCCTTGGTGCGTCACACCAAAGATGCCCAGAGAGACTACAACACGATGCGGTCAGCAATGATCGAACGTGCTGCGATGATACCGAAAGCGCCCTACCTAGTTACAGAAACTATGGTTAAGGGCTATGAGTCCGAATGGGCTCAATCGAACACTTCTCCTCGTCCGTACCTGCCGTTTAATGTAGATCCCAAGGCCAGTGAAATGGGCCGCGGGGGTCCAGAACGTGTCCCGCCTATTGACGTTCCTCAAGGCTCTATTGCCTTGGTTGAGCAGTCGGCGCAGGACATTCAGGCTACTATTGGATACTTCGATCCCGCAATGGGCAACGCGGAGGATATGAACCGCGTCTCGGGTAAGGCTCTCGTTCAACATACACGTCGTTCTGACCTAAGCTCCTTCGAGTTCATCGACGGCTTAGGGGATGCCTTACAGCTTACCGGGGAAATGGAACTTGATATGATTCCCACCATTTATGTGGGAGAGCGTATTGAGCGCATTGTCAGCGGGGATGATATTGAGAAACTAATCACCATCAACCAGCAACAGGATGATGGCCAGATTGTTAATGATTTAAAAGCTGGTGCTTACGATTGTTCGGTTAATATCGGACCTAGCTACCAGACGGCACGTCAGGAAACCCTCCAGACCCTCATTGATGCGGCTGGAACTATACCGATGATTGCCCAAGTGGCTCCGGATCTCATTGCCAAGAATATTGATTCCCCGGATGCAGATGAACTGTCTCGTAGACTTCGTATCCCTCTAATCCATAATGGGATCATTAAGCCTACTGAGGAAGAGGCCAAGAATATGCCTCCTCCGCCTCCGCCTGATCCCCTCCAGCAGGCTGAGACAGAGCGTATGCAGGCTCTAGCCAAGCGTGATGGCGCTAATGCTATTCTTGCTCAGAATGAGGTTCAGAACCTCCCACTTAAGAATAACAAGTTACTGTATGAGACCGCAGGGAAGCACTTAGATAACCTAAAGACTGGGGCTGATATGGGCAACTCTCAGGCTGCTGCACAAGCGGAAGCCCAGCAGGCCCAGCAGGAAGCCCAACAGAGTGCCCAGCAGCATCAACAGGATATGGCTCAACAGCAGTCCGAAGGTGCTCAAGGTCTAGCTCAACAGACTGTCCAAGGCGCGATGGATCTCCATCAAGCCAATCAGCAACACAATGCTGAAATGACTCGTACTGAACAGAAACACAAACAAGCAATGCAGCATGCCGAAGAGAAGCATGCTCAAGCTCTCAAACATGCCAAAGCCTTAGCTGCGGCAAAGCCTAAATCCACTTCTAAATAACCGTCCTCGTCAAGACGTTAACTCGACGTATTGGAGAAAGTAATGGCTTTTACTCGTGAAGATCTGGCTGCCTATGAAGCGCAGCCTGTCGCTACCCCGGAGGCGTCAAGTCCGGAAACTGAAGCTGAGCCAGTTGTTGAAACTCAGCCTGAGGCCGAGGCATCGTCCACCACGGAAACTCAGACGGCGCAGACCGAACCTGCAAGTGACGGTTCTCAGGTCGAACAGGTAGAAGCGACCACTACCCCCGCTGAACTTGACAGCGAAACGCAACCCACTGAGGAAACTAATGACGGTTCTCCTCGCAAGGGCTCTGCTCAAGAACGCATTGAAGAGCTTGTTACTGAGCGCAATGCACTTAGGAAGTATGGAGAGTATCTCCTAGACCAGCTTAAGGTAAAGCCAGCACCGGCGGTTGAAGCCCCGGCTAAGGCTCCAGAGGAAGCGAAGTCTACTCCCCCGACCTTGGAGGAGCATAACTACGATCCCGTTGCCTTTAATAAGGCTTTGGTTGAGTGGAATGATAAGGAGATTGATCGTCGAGTTGCAGCCAAAGTTCAGGAAGTTGAGGCTAAGCGCTCAGATCAGAATGTGCGTGAGGCTTTTGAATCTCGTACCAATGAGTTTCGTAAGCAGCATTCAGACTTTGATTTGATAGTGTCTAATCCTTCTCTCCCAGTTCTTGGGCAAGATGCAGCGATGGCGATTGTGAAATCTGAGAATGGCCCGGCCATCCTTTACCATCTAGCCAAAAATCCGGACCTTGCTGTGAGAATATCACGCATGGACCCGGATATGAAGAAGATGGCACTAGGACGGGTTGAAGCTCAGATTACCGCCCCAGCACCTAAGCCTGTTGCTGTTAAGACACAAGAGACCAATGTGAAAAGAACCGTTGCACAGGTACCTCCGCCGCCCCCGAAGCCAGTTTCGTCCACTGCTGCGCCCGTTAAGACCGGGCCTATGAATATGGATGAATTTGTGGCTCAGGAGCGAGCGAAGAAACTCGCAGAAAAAGAGGCGCGACAACGCCTCAGGAAATCTCTGCGCTAGCAGTTAGAAAAGGTTAATAAGCCAAATGGCTAATTCTCTCTTAACGGCACAGTGGGTCGCCCGCAAGGCACTCATCCTGTTGCACGCTAAGTCTAATATGACGGGTCGCACGAACCGCGACTACCAGTCGCTACTCCCCGGTCCAATTCAGGGTGTTGCACTAGGTCAGGTTCTTAGCATCCGGCTGCCGTTCCAGTACGTGGGACGTAAGGGTAACTTGATGAACGCTGAAAACAGCGTCCAGCGCTTTACTCAGTTGAACGTAAGTAATCAGCGTGGTGTTGATATCAACTTCACCAGCGTTGAGCGTGCAATGCAGTTGAATAACTTCGAGGAGCAGGTGCTTGAGCCAGCAATGGCCAAGGTCGCTGCTCTGCTTGAGATCGACGTGGCCTCTCTGGTCAATCAGGTCCCGAAATTTGTTGGCACGACCAGCACTTCAGTCTCTTTCAGCACGGTCCTCCAGTCCGAGCGGTTCTTGACGGAAGCTCTGGCCCCCGAAGACGACAAGCGTACGCTTACGGCAAATCCGCAGGCTTCGTACGAGTTCGTCCTCGACAACAAGGCGCTGTTCAATCCTACGACCGAGATCTCCGATCAGTGGTTGGAGGGTGTCATTGCGGATAAGGTGGCGGGATACGTCGTCTTCCGTAATACGAAGCTGCCGGCTCATACCATTGGTGTCGTGACGGGTTCTACCCCGACCGTATCCGGTGCTGGGCAGGGCAATAGCGGCTTCGGCAACGCTTTCATCAGTTCAACGAGCCTCGTGACCAGCGGCTGGGCTTCTGGTGCTACTACCCTTCAGGCTGGAGACGTAATCACGATCTCCAACGTGAATGATGTGGACCCGGAATCTAAGGTATCGCTTGGTCGTCTGAAGCAGTTCGTCGTGAATAGCACGGTCTCTGACACTGCCGGTGGAATCACCGTCTCTATCAGTCCGGGCATTATGTACGGCGGATCGTATCAGAATGTGGACTCCCAGCCTGCGGCTGCTGCAACTATCACCGTGATGGGTGACGTGCCGGCCAACGTCTCGGGTGTGACGGTTAAGCAGTCTCTGGCTTGGTATCGCGACGCAATCGTGTTTGCCAATCCTCCGATGCTCGACCTGTCGCAGGTTGTCAAGTTTACCGCTCAGGAGAGCTTCGAGGGCTACAACCTTCGCTTTGCTCAACAGTGGGATGTGAACAGTGACCTGCTCCCGGCTCGCCTAGACACCATTTCCGGTGAAACTCTTTCGTACCCCGAACTCGCGGTCCGAATGATTCATAAGCCGGCTTAATAGGAGGTAACTAACTATGGCTGTTAATCAGCTTGGTGACGGAGGCACGGACGGCGTTCTAGTTGGCGACGTTGGAACCCAGATTGGGTTTTACGGTATCGGACCTGTTTTGCAGCAGTCTGGTACTGGTAATACCTCGACGGGTGCCGCGGGTGCGACTAGCACGGTGTTCCTCAATACTACCTTTACGGGTGGTAGTGCGGGCACAGCCTACACGATTGGCGATATCGTCAAAGCGTTGAAGGCTTACGGTCTACTCAAGTAAACCAAAAAACTCTTTTGGGGTGGAGTCTAAACACCCCTCCTAATTCTAATAAAGATAGGTGAGACTATAATGGAGCTTGACGACTTCAAGCACGTGATGGTGGCAACGCCGTCGTATTCAGGGGATGTGTGCATGGACTTTACTTGGTCCTTGCTCCAATCCCAAATGTTGTGCCTAGGACATAAGATCCTACTGGACCTCGAATGGGTCCAAAACCTCTCAATCGTAGAGGCTGCTAGGAACTATCTCCTATACGTCTTTCTTAAGAAGACTAAGTATACCCATATCATGTTTATTGATGGGGACTTGGGTTGGCAACCGGACGCCATTCACCGAATGGTCGAGCGCCAAAAATACGTAATTGGCGGAGTCTATCCTCGTAAGAATGATAAAGCGGAGTATCCGTATGTTCCACTGCAGGATCACACGGACGTGGCTTTAAGGCTTCCTACCGGCTTTATGCTGTGCGCTCGTACCGCTATTGAAGCAGTCTGCGAAGACGCTCCGCGCTTCAAGATGCCATACGATGGTGAGATACACGAAGTCCCAAGAATCTTCGAGTTCAAAATTGATGGGGAACGGAACTTAGTATCTGAGGATTACGTATTCTCAGACAAGCTCCGGGATGAGGGATTTAGGTTATTCGTTGAGCCTAATATTAACTTTGTACACTCCGGCCGTAATGGTTGGAGAGGCAATCTAGATAAGCAAACCATACCAGCAGTGTGGGAAGCTATTCGGAGGCCAAATGTATAAAGAATTACTCTTGGGGTGCGGCAACTCTCGTGAGAAGCGCATTGGACGATCCGGGGCAGTGTCTTGGGTTAATCTTACTACTCTGGACGTGGATCCTGATACTAAGCCCAATGTACTCCATGACCTGAATGTACATCCTCTCCCTTTTGCTGACAACAGCTTCGATGAGCTACATGCTTATGAAGTTCTTGAACACATTGGCAAGCAAGGGGATTGGCGGGCGTTTTTTGAAGAATTTACCGACTATTGGCGTATCCTTAAGCCCAACGGAATACTTTGCGCAACTTGTCCTTCTCGGAATAGTGTGTGGGCTTGGGGTGATCCCGGCCATGTACGAATTATTCAGCCTGAAACACTTATCTTCCTTTCCCAAAAAGCCTACGAACTTGGAATAGGCAAGACTCCGATTACCGATTACCGACATATTTATAAAGCCGACTTTGAGCCTCTTCAAGGGCACGATGATGGCGAAAACTTTAGATTCATACTCAAGGCAGTTAAATAGGCTATGCCAGAACCATTCCCTACCATTCTGGGCGTAGCTCAGTCTGATTAGAGCGCCCGGCCCGGAACCGGGAGGCCGTGGGTTTGAATCCTACCGTCCAGACCAAATTTGCGTTATAGCACGCGGGTCGTGCCGCCAGCCTTCCAAGCTGTGTAGATCAGGGTTCGATTCCCTAATGACGCTCCAAACTTGCTCAGTCGGATATCTCACCCCGACTAGCACTAGGTAACGGAACCTAGAGTTAACCCGTCGGGACCGTGACTTTTCGCACCTTTTCAGAGCAAAAGCCTGCGCTTATTTGGTGAGATATGTCTAAGCCTAAAGCTCATATAATAACAGCAACCCCCACTTATACTGGGGATGTCTGCTGCGATTACGCAAACTGCCTCTCTCTGGCTGGAATGCACTGTATTTTACGCAACGTGTGGATCGAGCCTCGCTTCGCAGCTGGGTTCTCCCTTGTAGAGTACGCCCGAAATTGGCTGGTAGCTGAGTTCCTTCAGAATAAGGCAGCAACCCACCTATTTTGGATAGATTCCGACCTCTTCTTCCAACCAGATGCCGTCTATAAGATGGTTGCGAGAGGAAAAGATGTAATTGCTGGTGTTTACTCAACTAAACACGAGACTAGCCCAGTATTCCCCTATACCGCACTCGGTCCAGTAGTGGACGGATTGCAGGAAGCTGAGAGGGTCCCCGGTGGATTCCTCTGTATGACTAGGAAAGCCGTTGAAAAGGTCGTTTCGACCTGTGAATGGCACGAGATCGACCACAACGGGGAGCAACGAATGTCTCCGAGGTTCTTCGATTTGCGATTAGATGGGAAACACTTAGTCGGTGAAGACTACATAGCCTCCGAGCGGCTTCGGAAGGCTGGTTTCAAGATCTACGTTGAAACAGATATTTCTTTCAAGCATTATGGCCGCAAGGCTTGGAATGCGAATCTAGCTAAGACTCTCCAAAAAGAGAAAGAGCAGGGATTCGAGGGCCAAGGCAGCGATACCGCTTGGGAGAAAAATGCAAAAGTGGCAGAGAATCCTGCCTTACTTGATAAACTTTACTAGAAGGTAAAATAAAGACAAATGGCTTCTTTTAATAAGTTCCAGATCTTTGTGCAGAACCTCGCAAACGGTGTGCACAACTTAGGTTCGGACTCTCTGAAGATCGCGCTTACGAATACTGCTCCGACCGCTACCAATACTATTTTCTCGAATATTACCGAGATCGCGGCTGGTAACGGATATACGGCCGGCGGTGCAACTGTTACCGTCACTACGTCTACGGAGACTTCGGGCACCTACAGCCTCATCGGCTCCGCTGCGAATCCGACGTGGACTGCATCTGGCTCGGTTGGTCCGTTCCGATATGTGGTTCTCTACGATTCAACTCCCACTACTCCGCTTAAGCCTTTGATTGGGTATTGGGACTACGGCTCAAATCTCACCCTCTCGACTGGTAACACCTTCACGGTTGCTTTCGACGCTGTAAACGGCATTATTCAGATTAGTTAAGGCCATATATAAATGGCCGCCAGTAACTTTCTTATAGTTGCTGCGCCTACTCTAGTAAATGTCGTAGGTGCGAAATCGACAAGCGACCTACAGCTTGATGCTGCTAAGGGCGCAGTTGGACTCGCTGGAAAGACTGTTGTCTTCCCGGTTAAGATTCCGGCTGCGCCCTTAAATTTTAGAGTTGGATAAATGGCCCATCGGATCAATATAGGATTTGGTGTGACCCCGCTTACATTGCAAACCTCTCCCGGAAAATTCTGGACAGCTGGTCTAGGAACTCCGGGCGGTAGTCAGGGGTCGGGGTTCAATCCAGTTCCCGGAGTGACCTTTACAGGTAATTTCGCGGATGGCCAGACGATGACTATTAATCTCTTAGGTGGAGGTTTAGGAGCCAGAATTAATCCTTTACCTTTAGTTTATTATCCTTTTGAGACAGATTTTTCGACACACCCAACTCTTTCTAGAACCGCGAACACAATGATCGGTTCTACACCGAATACTAAAATTCAATCGACTATTATGCCGGCGAACGCCGCTGGATCCGTGGCATATATTCCTGTGTCGGGAGTCAATCCTAAGAGTTCTGCGTTTAGCGCCAACGGCTCAACAGGTCAACCTCTTTGTGACCTGAATTCTACTGGTGCTGGTTTTACTATGTACTCATTCCAAAAGCGGTACTACGGCTTCGCCAGCAATCCCAATAATGACAAGATGTTTCGTATCTGGGAGATCCCTTCCTCAGGCGGCTATCCGAACTGCTATTTCGGATTTCTGTCTGTAAGCGGCCATATTGGAAACGTGGAGAATGACCAAGGTACGGATCGTGCAAACTTAGGGGGAGGCGGAGTTGTAGGCGGGAATAGTAATAATTGCGGTCCTATGCCGGGTCCTGAAATAAATACTTGGCACACAGATGAATTTTATGGACGGGAGGCTACGGTAGATACCATAGATGGTATCTGGAATTGGGCCAGACAAGGTTCTTTTGCGTACGCACTCGCGGGACGATGGACGATGAATTCTACTACAGTGCTGGGCGTCAGCGGTCAGTCACAAAACAATAATTGCTTCCGGGGTTGTTTTCTGGATGAGGTAACTAATAGTCCTCCGGACGGTATAAGCGATACAGGTTATACTGGAATAACAGTTGTTGATGACTCATGGCTGCAGCTGATTATTACAGATGAGGCTGGCACATATAGTTGGGGACAGTCTGGTACGCCACAGGCGGTCGTTGCTAGTCGCGAGTGGCAGCCCCAATTATCGCGTAGTGATACTTCCATAAAATTCAAGGTTAGACAAGGCTCCCATACTAGTTTAGTCGGGAAGAGTCTTATTGCTATCACTGGATATGGTACTAGTGTGAATTTAGGAGTGGGCTTTTAGTTGGCTCATAAACTAAACGTTGGCTTTGCATTGGTCCCTACAACTCTCCAAGCTTCTGTGGGAAAAGTGTGGACTTATGGATCGTCTACCGCTGGAAATAATAATGGCGGATTTGCCCCAAATTCCAACCTTAGCATAACTGCTAGTGGAAATTTTGCAAACGGCCAGACCATGACTGTTAATCTGCCGGGAGGAGGGTTGGGAGCCCGCAGTCAGGCTAAGCCTCTGTATTACTTTCCGATGGGCGAAGATGGTACTACGCACACCCATACCGACAATACTATTAGCCGAACCAATGCTACGTTAACTCCCTTTAACGCTAATACCTTTATCCAAAATACAGTAACACCTGTGAATGCTTTAGGAGCTTGCACAGCTACTCCTCAAGCGGGTATAGGAAATCCAGCCCAAGCATTCCAAAGCCCCGGTCAACCTTGGTTCACTTTAGCCCCTAATCCGGATAATGGATTGAACCAAGCGTACGTTTGGAGCAAACGAGCCCAGTTTTTCGCAGCCCAGCCTGATAACGTTAAGTTCCCTAGGTGGTGGCCTGCTAGCATAGGAAGCCTGCCTGACGCATTTATCGGATATGTAGGGACTCCGTCTTTCGAGTTCGTCATTAAATCCGCGAGTGGAGACGCCGGTAATATCCACCAAACAGGTATAGCAGATACTTTCTGGCCGTGCCCATCTACCTTAAATACTTGGTTCACCGATGAACAATGGTGGCAAGAAGGTACAACGGATAATATCGACGGCATCATAAACGCTGCCCGTAATTCTGGAATGGCTGTGCCTTGGGCTGGTAGGTGGGAAATGGGGACAACCGCCAATCCGGGTCCTATGCACAATTTGGTCTTGGATGAATATAGTTCTGGAGCTACCGGGAGTCCTAATGGAACTACTGATAGACTCTATTATGGGGCTATGTTCGTGGATGATAGTCCTCTACAGCTTGTGATTACTGATGAAGGTGGGACTTTCCAAACAGCTTTATGGTCCGGCGCCGCTGCGAGCCATAATAGAGAAATACAATTGCAAATATCGCGTTCCGACACATCTGTAACTTTTAGAGTTCGTCAGGGTAGCCACGGGTCCTTGACTGGTAAGCATTTGCTAGCCTATACTGGCTATGGGACTGCTATTGATTTAGGAGTTGGGACGTAATTATGGCTCCAACGAATCTATTCGGACGAAAAAAGTACGACGTTGCGTCCACTATAGTTAATGTGCCGAACGGCGCTAGCATCGCACGCATAAGTTTTTCTAGACATTGTACTGCTAGTCCTACTGGATGGAATGACCCCAAAGATGAATTGACTTGGAAAGTAGAACAGTTCTCGAATAATGCATGGATACTTTTGGGATCATCCACCACGATGGGTGGGATTATAACTGAGCCCACGGGAGAAGAAAATACAATTAGTTGGGACGAGACTCCGCTACTTCCGGGCGGTGATCGAAGACTAAGAATTAGTCTCCGTCCTAATGGTATGCCTGTTGATACCGAAGGCTTTATTGAATGGCTTTAGTACAATCAGCCTTTAAATCTGCTGGAGCAGTAACCAGCTCGACGCTAGCTTTCCCGAGTGCAGTTGTCGGCGGGCACGCCAAATTTTGCATATTATTTATTGGGCAAGGCACAGCTACTGCAGCAGCTTCTGATAATTTAGATGGCTCGTATTCAGTTGATGTTTCATTAGTTGCTAGTAGCACCGAAGCTGCTATTGCCTCAAAGCTTAATGCAACTGCTGGTTCAACTACTGTAACTGCTACTCAAACTAGCGGCGCGGGGCAGTTGCGCTTCATTATTGCTGAGCGCGATGATATCGCCACTTCAGCAGCATTAGACCAGACTGCCAGCGCTACTAACACTTTCGCTTCCGTATTTCAATGTGGTACTACAGCTACTACTACTTTCGCCAGCGAAATAGGCATAGTTGCAGCTTTATTCAATGCTTCTCCCGCCGCAGTAACGCCGTCGTCCGGTTGGACCATTGATCCTACTAGTAATACTAAAGTTTGGGCAGCTTATCAGACCTTTACTAGCACAGGTGCCCAGACAGCCTCGTTTACGATTACTCCACCGCCCAGTACAGTAGCCGGTCCCGGAGTTATCGCCACTTATAAGTCTATATCAGCTACTCCTCCCACACTTACCGCCGGGGTGGGTACTTTCGCTTTATCAGGCGAGATTGCTACTCTTTCAACAAGTAATGGGTCTTTTAGCCTGCCGCTGGCTGTAGGCAGTTTCTCCTTTGTCGGGGAAAGCGTCACCCTAATACAGACGGGCAGTTTCACTATAGTCGCCCAGCCGGGATCTTTCGATTTAATCGGAGGTTTGGGAAATAGTGATTACGCAATTGATGCGTCAGTAACTTCTTTCGCACTATTTGGTCCTCCGGTAACTCTAACTGGCCCCAGTGGTACTGTATTCTCTCTTACTACGTCTCCGGGACTTTTTGGAGTCTCTGGTTTTAGCTCGACAGGCTCTCAGAGCATACAGTTCTCCTTAGTCCTCCTCGGGCAAACTTACAGCACTTTAGGGTTCGATATCTCAGGATCGCTGCAAAGCGGCCAATGTGTAGGGGGCATCCCGCTTCCGGGACAGTTACTCAACATAGAAATCATTACCGATGCTTTCCAGAAGATTGGTATTGTGGACGAGACTTCCGTACCGTCCGCGGAACAAGGAGCTAACGGACTGCGAATCCTAAATGATTACTTACTTAATCAAGCAGCGGACGGCCTTCGCCTTGGGTGGTTTAAGCAGACAGATCTTTCAGCTATAGCGCCCCTTAGGCAAGAAGATGTATTTGGAGTCAAATTGCTTCTGGCTAGACAGTTAGCTACTCACTACGGCATAACTGTTCAGGATCCAATTCTTCTTCAGAATATGGAAGAAGCAGAACGTATGCTGACTAAGCGCTCTCTGGCTTACTTCGAGAGTGATCTATCTGAACTCTCGCGGCCGCAAGGCGGACCGTGGGGCGGCCCAAACTGGTTCTAAATGCCTCGTAGACTTAATATCAATTTCGGCGGCGCTCCGATTACCTTTCAGGCTTCAGTCGGCAGATCGTGGGTACAAGGCGCTCCTCAAGCCCTTTCTACTACTCAACCCGCTAGTGCTTGTAATCTAGCTACCCCGCTGCACACAGTTACTGCTAATAATGGTGGGGCTCACGCTTTCGATTACTTTGGCCCCTTTACAGGAGTCCAAGGACCAACTGCGAAGTACACAGTCCAGATTGATGACTGGGGTCCCATTACCGGACCGTTGACTCTCAACTGTAACGACCATACTTGCTGGAATTCTATCATTACCCTGACTTCAGATCAGGGAACTAGTTGCTATCCTGACGTTACTCGTGGTTGGACTTTCAATAGTCAAATCATGTTGGACAACTCCACGTCTGGTAATAACTGGACTACCCTATCAGGGATGGGAGTTCAAGTTTCAGCGCTGACTAAGTGCCACATTAAGTGGGGCATGACAGTTCCTACAGCGGTTAATACTAATAATAAAGTCCACCGCTGGGATGCCTTAATAGACACTTATCTGCACAATACACAGACTCCGAGTGCTGCTACTAATCCTATTACTGATATCCAGATTATGCAGACTCTATCCGACCAGCCTTTGGCCGGCCAGCCTGCGAACCAGTCCGGATTCTGGGCATCCTCTCTAGCCACTTCTCATGGTTTCCTAAAGACCATTGGAGGAGTCCAATACGCTATGGCAATTGATATGTCAGGGACTTCAAGTTTCGTTGCCGCGGGTGGGCATGTTATGACCTTATTCCCAACGCCCACCAGCTGGAGTTCTAGTAGTGGCATTAGTGGAACCTTCTGGGGTCAACAGAATCTAGTCCACGATATGGACCAGATCATTGCGTACTTCAATTCTTCTAACCCTACGGACGATAATGGCACTCCTATTAAGAACGCAGCGGGAACCACGATTACTAGTCCGTTAATTGCTTCTACTCAGTTCCTTACGGCTGTGAACGCTGGATATGAATTAGACTTCGGATCGGCCGGCAACTTTACTTGGACCACCAATAGTTTTGGTGTAGCCATGCAGAATGAGCCCGATAACTTTTGAAAAAGCAAATTAAATTAGCCCTACCCACCGGCTCTTATCAGACTAGAGATCCTAGGGCTAGTTCTAAGCGTTTGATTAATGCCTTTAGCGAGATCCAGCCGCAAACCGCGATGATGGATCTCAAGCAGATTATGCCGCCGATCACCATTCGTAGGATGGCCGGCATTACTGAATTTTGTGACGATGGTACAGGTAATCCCCTTCGCGGTATTTGGGAAATGGCTGGCAATGTGTACGTTGTTATTGGACCTACCTTATACTACGTTACTCCCTCTGGGACTCTACAACAGGTAGGTACAGGCATAACTGGAACCAGCTTTGTCCGCATGTCGGACAATACAGCTTGCTTATTTATACTAGTACCCAACAGTTCATCGGCATGGGTTTACACGGCTCAAAATGGATTCTCACAATTCACCGATCCTACGTTCTTACAGAACGGGGCCATAGATGTTTGGTTCCTAGATTCCTATTTCGTCTTCTTAGCCCTCACAGGTAGAACATTTTATAACGACGACGGCCAAGTTGTCTCGGGGCAAGGATATCCCACGTTCGTCTCCGGCGCTGAGTTCCCTAGAGAATTCGGCACCGATCCTTTTGTAGGATTCTGTATAGACCACAGAGAGGCGCTATTCTTCGGTAGGTATACTTCGGAGGGATTCGTTAATGCCGGGAATCCTGCCTTTAGCCCTTTCGGTAGTGCTCCTGATAGTTTTATGCAGATTGGTTGCCATCCCGATTGCGCCTATACAATTGCGCTCCAAGACCAGTCCGTATTCTGGGTAGCAAACGACAGAACAGTGCGCAGGCGCAACGGACAGACCCCAATGCGAGTATCGAATTCGGGCATCGAGTCTTTATTAGAGACCGCTGATCTAACAGGTTCCTACGCTCTATGTCCTACGATTGCCGGCCACGCCTTATGGGTGCTCACAATGCCGCAAGAAGGCAAGAGTATCGCCTACGATTGCCTAACCACCGAGTGGTTTGAGCTTTCTAGTTTTAAACTAGGATACTGGAGACCACTAGCCTACAAGAACGTGCTGGGTAAGCAATTTGTGGGGGATTCTAAGTCCGGTAAATTAGGGTTCCTAGATACCACGGTGTTCACTGAATTTGGGGAAACGATAGCTACCGAGTTTGAGACCCAATCCGTATATGAAGACCACAACCGCATTACTCATAGAAGGGTAGAAGTTGTTATGACTGCCGGTAGTGGTTCTGATTTAACCACCCCTACTAGAATTACGTTGCTTAGTTCGGATGATTCTGGAGTCACTTTCAGGGCTAATGCGCCTAAAGATTTAGGCTTACCGGGAGAACGAGTGACTAGGGCTGTATGGACAAACTTAGGGCAGAGCAGAGATCGAGTCTACAAGGTCGAAATCAGCGATCCCAGCGTCTTGTTCGCAGTAGATATAACGGCTGAGATAGATGTCAATTATCACTAATGGGCACTAAACTACAAGTCAAGCCGGGCCTTAGTGCCCCCCAAGTAACAAGCATCCCAGATAAATGGGACCCACAATGGTTCCGAAGATTCATTACTAATTATCTTGGGGCTCAAGCTGGAACTGTCTCTATAACTGGGGGAGGGTTTAGCCCTGTGCCCACGGGGGTATTAAATTATACTTATGTCCCCGGAGCTTTCGCTATCGTTAATCTTGGTTTATTTGGCACCAGCGCTGCTAATACTTTCACGTTGAGTCCATTACCCAATTATTTAATACCTAAAACTATGTCTACTCAGACTATGCCTGCCTTAATTGAAGATAATGGGGTGGAGGTTGTTGGGGGGGCTTTAGGGGTAAGCGCAGGAAGTAATATAATAACTATGTTTCTCAACGGCAGTACTACTGGTTGGACCCCCTCTGGTGCTAAAGGAATGGATGGTAACTATGTTTGGCTTCTCACATGATATATCTCGATGACCACCGTCCGGCCCTACTGGCTACCGGAGCTTCCTTAGGAACCGCAGCAATACACTCAATGCTTACTTCCGATATTCCACATAATTTAGAAATGCTGCGCTTTTGGTTAGGCGTTGGCGGGCAGGTTGCTGGTATCCTTTCAGGTCTTGCTGCTTTAACTTGGTATGCCTACAGTATATACAAGAAGAGTAAAGATAATGGATCAGAGACTGATCAATGACGTACAGGCTGCAGAAGGACTACGTCTTAGGGCCTATCGAGATTCAAAAGGATTTTGGACAATTGGGTACGGCCACTATTTGTTACCCCAAGATCGAGACTGGAGTAGCTACAGTATTTCCTCCGACGACGCTAACATTTTTCTGCAATCCGATTTACGGGATGCCTATCACGACGGACTTACCTTGCCTGAGTGGGGAAGTCTCGATACCGATTGCAGACAAAACTCAATCATCGAGTTAGTATTTAATTTAGGGTATCACAAGTGGATACCGTTCAAGAAGACCCGAGCTTGCATCCAGATTCAGGACTGGCCGGGAGCCCACGACAATCTTCTGGACAGCGACTGGGCTACCGAAGTGGGCACAACGAGATCAAACCGATTAGCAAACTACTTACTAAAGGGTTCCTATCCAAGCTGATGATCCTCGGTCTAATGACCGGAATGCATATCTCGGCTACGGTATTCCTTTTCATGTACCCCACACCGGCTAATTTCTTAACTTGGTCTGGAGTCACCACAGCTATTATTGGCGTGGTCCACTATTTCTTAACTAGACAAGAGTGCCACGATGCTGACTCTAAGCCTTAGGGACTATCTATACCTAGCTATTATAGCAATAGTAGGTTTCTGTGCTTGGGATCTCTACCACCACGGAGAATTAAAAGTAGAAGCCAAAGATAAGGCTTTAGTAGAAGCTCAAAAAGTTCATGTTGCTGAAGTCAAATCTCAAGTCCAAATTCAACTACAAAAGGCAATCGCCGACTATGAAGCTGCTCACTCTACTCCCATTGTCGATCCTCCTAGCCTCGTGTGCCGCGTTTCAGCGCCCCGTAGTAGCACCGTGCCCCACGATGGAAGCTCCTCCAGCAAAGGCAATGGAGGAACCTCAGTACCAGACGAGAGTACGGTCCCATTTAACCCCGCCCCAGCCGTCCTCGAAGACGGACGAGACGCAGACGCCCAAGTGAAGCTTCTACAGGACTATATTAGAACTTGTCAATCAGTAGGGATATGTAAGAAATGATGGAGCATATCTACCACAAGGAGGGCCAAGCTGGAGTCCTTCACATGCGAGAAGTAGGGGCTATCCATCCTATGACTTTAGCCGAGATTAATCACGAACTGGACCAGCATCCCGAATTATGGAACGAGTACCGATACCGCACAGAGCACAAGCTTAGTCCGCATCGGGAAGCGGACGATATCTGGTTCCGTTACAACGATATCAAGAATTTAGATCCAGAGAACCCAAAAGCTTTTAATGACGAACACGTGGCTGTCTGGTATCCCAATATAGAAAAATGCCCCTCAGTCCGGCTGCTAGTGGAACAAGTAGCCTTCGAACTGGGGGCAAATACAATCGGTGCAGTTTTAGTGACTAGGGTGCCTGCATATAAACAAATCTATTGGCACGCGGATGCGGGCTGGCACGCAGAAGCCCACCGAAAATTCCTAGTCCTTATTCGGGGCAATAAAGAGCAAAGCTTCGAGTTCGAAGATGAACAGATGTTTGCTAATCAAGGGGATTGTTTCGAGTTCCAGAACGAATTCCCTCACAGAGTCCTTAATCCTACAGATCAGGAAAGGATCTCATTAATCATCTGTTTAAGAGATTTCAATAAGGAGAGTACAGTATGCCATGGGGCGCACTAGTTGGTGGTGCATTAGGCTTAGTCGGCGCGAGCATGCAGTCGTCGGCGGCCTCCGATGCTGCCAACGCGCAAACTCAGGCTAGTCAGAATTCAATAGCTGAGCAAGAACGCGAATTTAACCTCATTCAGCAGATGCTGGGTCCGCAAAGGAACCTAGGTTATGGTGCTATGGGGCAACTTGCTGGCCTATTTGGTCTGCCTAATCCAAACGCTACTTCTACGAATAGTTTATTCCCGGCCAATCCCTCTAATAGTATTGGCCCGCAGTCCGGTGGTGCATTTGGAAGTCCTTTAATGCAAGGTGGCTTCGGACCTCAGGCCGCGGCAGTTGCCGGGGGTGGCGGGGCTCCGGGAGGGGGATTTGGAATCCTTCATTCCCCGGCTTTGAAAGGTGCAGGTGGGACGGGCATTCTGTCTGGAAGCCCAACTCCAGCCTCGCCGTCAACTAATGGCGGACCAAACTATTCTAGCTTCTTTAACACTCCGGGATTTGGATTTACTCTCAATACCGGCCTTCAGGCAATCAATAGGAATGCTTCCGCCAATGGCGGACTCTACACTCCCAATACAATGAATGCATTGGGCAACTATGCCGAAGGCGTAGCTAGCACTCAGTATAATAACTACGTAAACCAGCTACTTCAGATGGCAGGACTCGGCGGAGCGGCTGTCAGCGGTACAGCTGGGGCAGCGCAAGGGGTTGGTAATAATATTTCCAGCAATCTGCTCAGCGCCGGCAATGCGAATGCCAGCGGCATCCTCGGAAGTTCCAATGCTTGGGGTTCTGCCATTAAACAAATTGGCGGCAGCATTACAGCTGGAAACTTTAATGGACTCTTTAGCGGAGGAGGCGGTGGCGGCGCAGGATGGCTTGGAGCGGGAACCGGAGGTACTCCGGGAGCCGGGGATCCTAGCGCCTACGATGGAGGCTTCTCTTAATGGCTGATTTACCAGTAACTCCTCTCGCTGACTTCGGGACACTGATGGGCAACGAACCGCAGACTATGAGCGGTGCGGCCAATCAGTACGCCAATGTCAATGTAGAGAAGCAGCAGGCTCAGGGCTTGGCCCTACAAAACCAGTTTACTCGGATGAAGCTAGCTTTCTTGAATAGCCAGCTGGCCCAAATGCCGGGTCTAAACGATAGCGCGCCTCGTTATCCGGGTGCTCCGAATGATTACATCAATCCGGAAGGTACTACTTTAGAGGAAGCGGGTATTGATCCTCAGAGTATTGCAGCCCACGCTCAGCAGCAGTACGCTGTTAAAGAAAACTGGACTCCAGACGAAGAGCGCAAGCTACAGTTAGCTCCTATTTGGGGAGCTATGGGCGTGCCCGGACAAGACCAAGTTGCGATGCAGATGCATGCTGCTCGTATGGCTAATCTTAAGGGGCAAGCTCAACTCGGGGCAGATCAAGCTTACCAGTTAGCTGATAAGATCACTAAGCCCGGCGTGGAAGGTTCCTTTAGTAGACTGCAGTGGAGTAATCCTAAAGCTGCTGCTGCTCTACAGAATGTCGCTGAGAAAAAGGGAATGGATGAAAGTAAGCTAGACCAATTAGCTTACGAATATGCTGGAACCGTAGCCTCTTCGACTTGGCAATATGCTGGGCGTGAAGGCTACGTGGGCAAAGACGGTCAGCTGCGAGATAAATTGAATGATCGCGTAATCCCCAACGGCAACCCAGAAGGACTTAGCCCAGAACAATATGCTAAAGGTCTGGATGATGCTAATTCTCCAGTCCAGAGATATATTAATGGTCAGCTAGTTACTAAGACTAAAGCTGAATGGATGAATATGAGTCCCGGCCATTATGTGGGGTATATGGCGCATCTTCAGAGAGTTGAACAGGCTAGGACAGCAGGAGTTCCGAGTCCTGACGATGAGCCCCAACAGGGCGCACCGGGAACTCAGGGAGCTACACCGCCCCCAGTTCCGGGAAGTTCCCCAGCGACAGCGGGAAATCCGGGCGGAGGGATCGGTAGACCTCCAGCACCATTCGACAATAGCCAGTTTACTCCGGATCAACAGAAGTTTCTTAACACTTCCACGAAAGATCAGCCTAATTTCCTGAATTCGGGTACAGGCGCCCCTAAGCCCGTTCAAGAACAGCAACAGAAGAAGTACGCAGATAAGTACGATGAACTCTACACTGAGTTTGGTAAGAATCAAGCTTTAGCTCGCCAGCAGATGCTGGATGTTAACCGATCCTTAAACCTCATGGCTAAAAATCCTTATACGGGTCCGGGGTGGCAGGGATTAGCTAACATGCAGAATCTTGTTGCTAAAATGCTTCCTTCTTTCTTCAGCGATTCTTCGCACAGCATGGAAGACCAAGCGTCTATTATGCAAGCCTTAGGTAAAGGACTTAATCAGGACCAGCTTAAAAGTATTCTGATGCAGTTTCACAATGAGGGTGCTCAGGTTCGCCTAGGCGCCTATGAAACCCGCATTATTCTTAATGCTCTTAGCGCGAATCCTGAAATGGCTATGCCTGCGATTAAGCAACTTCTGACTTGGGAAGCCTCTGAGGCTAAGTACCAGTCGGATAAGGCTAATATGGGCACCCGCTATCTAGATATGGGCGGCAATCCTATGAACTTCGAGAATAAGTATGAATCGAAGTTTAAGCGTGACGAACTCATAGACTTTGATGTGGGTATAGGTAAGGAAGGCAGCAAACCTGCTGCGCAGGTTCCTTCACAGAAAATGATGCCTGCTGATGATAAACTTCAGGCTTACGCAAATGCCCACCCTGAATTTGGTGGCGATAAAGAAAAGGCGAGGCAATTCCTCTTAAAGCATGGCTACGCCCAGCAACAGTAACAATATAGATATTAGCGATCTGCCTAGTCCCTCTAGCAGTCCACCAGATATCAGTGATTTGCCAGATCCGGGTCCCCATCCCGTAACTGCTGAACTCACTAGCCTTCTTACGAATGAGGCCAAAGCGCTGCCACGTAATATTATGACAGGTACTGGGCAGCTAGCTGACTTCGCTGGTAGCGTGTGGGATACGGCTTTCCACCCTGAAGGCGTTAACGATGGGGCGGATGATGGCACAAACTATCGCAGAGAGCCCGGCAAAGCTCCGGCTCCCCACGAACATCCTATGTTTACGGCTATCGCTAACGAAGTTGCGGACAGACTAGGCTTACCTAAGGCCGAAGGTACTCCTCTGGAACGTAGCATGAGTGCTGGTGTCCGTGGAGCGGTAGGAGCAGTTCCTTTTGGTCCCGAGGCTGTGATTCCTTCTTTTGTGTCTGGAGTATCTCAGCAAGGAGCAGCTGAAGCAGGGTTTGGTCCAGTTGGACAAACTATTGCAGGGTTAGCGCCCCTTGGTCCGGCAGGAATTGCTGGAACCACTCGTAGACTCCTTAGAGGCCCTGCCGAAGTTAACGCCAATCTAAACGGTAATCTGGATATGTTTGAGCAGGCCGGAGTATCTCCGGAAATGGCTCAAGTGCAGGCCACTAAGAACCCAGTTACTGGTAAATATGAGCCGGGCCCTAGCGGAAATATGTCCTCACCCAAAGTACTTGGCGGGAGTCCGCTAACCAAAACTAGGGGTAAGCAGGCCGAACAAGCTCAAACTACAATTGAAGATGCCGCTCAGCAACAGGCTCCGGGAGTTCCTACTACCGCTTCCTTGAGCCCTACTACCGGAGGCGCAGCCCTTAATGATGCATTCCAAGTCCACAGAGCTAAGATGGCAGCTGATGAAAATGCTGTCTATGAAAGAGTCGGCGATTTAATAAACGCAAAAGGTCCAAATGGGGAGACAATATCTGCCCATATGGATGCTCCTAATTTTATGGGGACTCTCAAGGACGTAACGACCCCTACTGGTATCCCGGTAGTGGATCAATTCTTGACTAGCGCGAAGTCTAGAAAATTAGCAGGGGGAATAGGGTTTACTGCTGATATTAATGCCCCACCGCCCACAGGTCCTGATTTCACTTTTGACTCTCTCCGTCAAATGAGAAGTACTGTAGGTCAGAATATTGATTGGGGGCTTAGCCCTGCTAAACCGGGGCCTAATGGAGAACTCAAAAGACTTTATACAGCCTTAGGTCAGGATATTAGCCAAGGTGTGGCAAAAGTGGGCCCAGAAGCCCAGCAAGCATACTCCGAAGCTAATAATCTATATAAGGCCAATTCCATAACGCGTATGAGAATTGATCCTCTTATTGATAAAGACAAGCTGGGGGGACCCGAGGCAGTTTTTCAGGCAGCCACTAATGGCACGAAATTAGGTGCCACCAAACTCAATACTTTTTTAAATGCTGCTACTCCAGAACAGCAAGGAATTCTTAAGGGCGTAGTCCTTAACCGCATGGGGCATCCTAGCGGAGCCTTAGATAAACCTTGGAATGAGAATACATTTCTTGATAATTGGCAGTCGATGGATGGGGGGGCTAAAGATACCTTATTCGGTAAGGCTGGCACCCCACTCCGGGATCAAGTCAACGCTGTTGAAGGAGTCCTGCAACTCCGCAGAAATCTTGGCTATTCGTCCAGTAATTTTGCTCAAGGCGTCGAACAAGGGACGAAGCATCTACATGGTGGGATAACAGCTACTGCCGGCGGAGCTATAGCTTTAGGATTGGATAAACTAGTTGAACATTTGGCTTCTAGCGAACATGGTATTACAGCGGGCGTAGTCGGCGGCATGGGCACCGCTGCTGGTATGGGCTATAACGCAGTAATGTCTAGAGTTATGACTAATCCAACCGCGCTACGATGGTTGGCCCAAACAACCAAAATGCCTAAATCCGCTGCTCCTATATTAATTAATCAACTTAGCCACATGGGCCAGCAGGGTAAAGATATTCAAGCAATGATTCAGGGACAAGACAATGGCAATCAATAACGTCGGCATTCTTTTCTATGGTCCTAGGGACAAACCTACTTCAAGCCTAGGGGCATTTCAGGCGGGATGCTTCCGTCAGTTCTTCTTCTCACAAACTACCACTCTAGCTTCCGTTTACGGCGATGCTGGACTAACTGCTCAGATCTCTAACCCAGTCTTTGCCGCGTCTGATGGTAGATTCCCTATCATCTATATGGATCCGAGTATCCCCTATAGAGTTCAGTTGCTAGATAGGAACGGTAACTTACTAGAGGACACGGACCCGTATGTACTTCCCCCGACTATCCAAGCGGTTCAATTTGCTGTTGAAGCCGACTTTGCTAACCCTGCTAATAATTTTGGTGCCGATCTGGTGGCTAATGGAGTTAGGACTTATGATACGGTCGCAGATCTCAAAGCTGCTCCGGTCCCGATCTTAGCTACAGGAGAGACCCGATCAGTTATCGTACAGGGCCTTACGGTGCCAAATGATAACGGCGGCGGGATATTTATGTGGAATCCTACCGTCGCAAACTTGGCGGATGATGGTGGCGTAACTACCATAATTCCTAATGCTTTAGTCGCAATTCCTGGATCTGCCGGTAGGTATCTTAGACAGTTTGCCAGTAGTTTGGGTACTTTTTCTATATCCTTTAACGGAGGCCCCTCAGGCAACGTCTCCTACACTCGGGTAGGTAATTTGGTAAATATATGGTCAAATGCCTCCATCGTTGGTAATTCTACCGGCATTGTATCCTCGTCTCCACTACCATCTTCTTTAGCGTGTAATACTATTAATCCTGTAGTGCCCTGTTATAGTCTACTTAACGGAGCAGGAGTTTTTAGGTCTGGACTATGCAGTATTAGCCAGTCCCTAAGCCTGTCATTACTCACTGTTACTGGCTCTAATGTGACTACTGGTAATTTTACTAGCTCAACTAATTGTGGAATAGGACCCGGATGGACTATTACTTACTCTACCAATTAAAAGTGGACCGTGAGGATCCAGTCCTTAAAGCAGCTTTGGAGGCAATTGAACTCCGAATGCTTCGGGGATAAATTGACTGAGATTCCTATACTCATAACACGCGCCCGAAAGTATTGGGGACAATTCGAGTATCACCAATCAGGACTAAATACCGCAATATATCTAAGTGGTTGCTTGAATAAAACACCATCAGATTGGCGAGATAGTCTATTACACGAAATGGTTCATCAAAGCCTGCAAGAAACCGAAGGAAATCCGGATCCGGAACATGGCGAAGCTTTTCTTCGAGAAGCTCGTCGATTGAACTTGCGACTACATCCATACGATTCTCCCTGTTAAATTAGGTCCACAAAAAGCTAAAGGCCCGCAAATGCGGGCCTTTTTATTTCTACGTGTTTTTAAGTGGATGCGATAGTCCCCACCTTTACGGATTAATCGGAAATGGATTCAGTTGGCATCACCTACCTATTGTCTCCATTGCCACGGAGTACTCCCCTGTCCCTGCGAGAACTAAGCTTCTCCATGTTCGTTAAAATGATATCCTCTAAACTGATTCCGAAGTAGTTGGCAATCTTGGTCCAGTAAAAGATAACATCCCCTAGCTCCTTCTTAAGGGCATTCAGGTCCGGGAAGCCATCCCCACGGATATACTTCTTGATGATTTCTGTTACTTCTCCAGTCTCGCCAGCCATACCCAACTGGGCTACTGCGATACCAAGTTCTAAAGGCTTATCCTTGCCTGAAAACCACATTCGTTCCACAAAGGCAGTATATTCGTCTAATAGCTTAGGATCTTCGGTCATGATAGATAAAGTGCCGTTGTAAGAGCTTTAAAGGAATTTAGGATTCTCTCCTGTCTCTGCCACTCTGGTAGTTTTTGGTAAAGTTTATCTACAATAACAGTCACTGCGCTGTAGACATATTCTTTCTTACACTGGTGATTGTCTGTGTGGCAAGTATAACTCTCTCCGCAGAACTCGCACTTAATTAACGAATTTTGATACCCGTATCCGTTGGGGTATCCCACATACATATTATTACTCATTGTAGTCTAATACTCACTGTTGCTGCTTGTCTCCCGAGGTTCACTGGCGTCGTTCCCGCATCAGATATATGAGTAATATCGAAACTAGAGATACGATACTTACCGAACTTATAAGAGAGAATAAGATTATAGTTAGTGTGCGCACCGTTTAGTCTGTCCACGTCTTGGAGATATACAGCGCCCAAGCTAGCGCACAGATTCCCACGACAAGCACGAATCCCACTATGCCAATCCCAATTATTAGCCCCACCACCTTTAGAACTGCCACCGCCCCATAACATAGTTCCTGCATAAAAATCTACGTCCTTAAGACCAGCGATAGGATGATAGTAATTGATACCCAAAACAGGGCCAGAGCTATGCCCAAAAGACGCTCCTGCCACAGCGTCGATTTCATCGGCTTGAGCAGTGCTACAGTGAGAAATACAAAGGTACACAATAGCAATGAAGCTAAAGATACCGATAGTTGCTCCACGATTATTCCCTACTAGGGAGCCTAGCCATTTAAAGAACTTGCTCATTGCTCACCGTTGCACTGCCCTGCTGACCCGCCCCCGGAATAACTGTACCTTTAAATGGGTCAATACAGAAGCCCTTAAGCACCAAGTCTGGGTGCTTCTTCCTAGTATCATCAATTGCTTGAGTGCAATACTTGTAGTTCTGAAATAAAGCTACATCGTAGTTATCAATCTTATCGCCAGTAAAGGCGATCATCAGCAATATCCACACACCGTGCATTAGAGGTCCTCCTCAACGCCTTGGAAGTTAATGAATTTCTTGTGGCCCTGCCGCCGCATTTCGTCCTTGATAAGCTCGTCCAGTTCCTTATCCGTCTTATTACGCACAAAATTGAGAGCTTGCTGCTCTTCTTCTTTAGTATAACTTGTCATCTTTTGTAATTCCTAAACATTCAATCAATAGGCCATCTTCATCCCTATAGGGAATCTGATTGCCGCAGTCTACGGGCTGGTGGCCCTGTATATCAATCTCGTTCATCGGTCGGGATGGGAGATTTGTCTTTGCACACGAGGCAGCGGATGCGGCTATTACCAATATAGCCGTCATCGCAACCAATACAGTTACTTGATCCTTTCTTGTTTTCCGCTGTTCCATGTTCCGCACTCTTTGCATTGGAATCTTTGAATTCTAAAGCACTTCGTAAGGCGATGACCTCTAGACTCAAGGCGCGTGCTACCGCAAGCAAAACAACTACCAATAACCCCTGAACAATTAGGGTGGTCATTAATAAGAGGTCTGATATCACGATATACTTCCTCTAACCCGAGAACATCATTCTCGTTGTACTTCTGCATCAACTTTAGAGACTTCGGGTGCCCATATCTAGCCAGCAAAATAGTCTCAGTATCTAGATGGTACTTCTTGTGTTTTACCTGAAAAATATCACATAAAGAAGCCAACCTATTAGACTGGAGAGCCAAATTGTTGCGAGCGTAACGCCAAGTGTCAAGGAGCTTTGTAGGCGCGGGGGGAGCAATGCCGTGTACAAGAGCCCGAGTAAGTAGGAACCTGCGGTCAAAACGCTCACCATAATGAGCCACAGAAGCGTCAGCCTCGTTAAGAAGCTCCACAAGAGGTCGAACAATTCCTGCATCATACATGTAGCTCTCAGGTGTTTCTCCGTAGCCCGGAGTTTCATCTATTCGCATAGAGAGTGCGAATTTGGGCTCGTTGAACCACTTAGCGGCGGCACAGATTATAAACCCGTGGCTGGCCTTAAGATCGGTTGTTTCGAGGTCCCAAATTAGAATCTTACTATGTTCTTTATTCTTCTTTTTCAAGTATTTCCTTAGCTTGGAGCATTAGGTCCTCTAACTCCCAAGTTATTCCAACGTCGTCGTGTTTAATGACGTATTCTAGTTCTTCGACTAGTTCCTTAAGTTTTGACAATTCTTGTAGTTTTAGCTTTTCCATTTCTAATCAACAGTTCGAGTCTAGCAAGGGCGTTCCAAGCCACTTGTGCTGCGTGGTGAAATCCTGACTCCGGATCTAAGCCGTCCACGTCCACGAACTCCCCGTTGAGGTGCCGTTCCAAGGCGTCACTGTAACGGTTGTACCCGTCTGGTACGCGTAACCAATTAACGTCGGAATAGACCAAGGAGTACTTGTCAAGACCGTATTTGGATACGTTTGCGACGGCTGTGAGGGCGTTTGGGAAATATTGTCTGAGTCCTTGGTAGAGAGGAGTTCTGCCACTGTCATATTTCTTACCCGGATTTGGGCTTATTAAGCCACCTTCTTGGGATGGTTCCAACGGCGTAATCAAAGCCGTGTTTTGTGCACCAATCACTGTATCTTTGCTCACTATTCTTTTGTAGTTTATTATCTGTAGCGAAGTAGAGTACTATCTTTCGATCTGGATTAGATTCCCGCACTGCGAGCATCTTTGCTCGGTCGGAGGCGGTGAATCTCCCCTTGACTTCCATGATGATTCCGTTATCGAGGACGAAGTCTGGGGTGTAGGTCGCTTCTTTGTAGACGAGTTTGCTGCCACAAGTCTGACAAATTCCCTTGCGCACTCTCTTTTTAACCACAAGCCGAAGAGATTCATACTCGAATCCCACGGCTTTGGTCCCGAGAGTTTCTGCAACTTTCTCTTCGAGCCCACTGCGATATCCCGACTTCCGCTTCTTACCCCATTGCCAATTCCTTGGCATTAGGCGACGGCAGCCGTCGATGCCAATTGCGCAACCTTCTCTCCCTTATGATTGACAAGGTTTACGAACATACTATCGTGTACCATATCCAGCACTAATTCTGGAGTAATATCCAATAGCACCATAGTACCATTCGGCAGGAAGTCGATAGCCTTAAACTCGAACCCATTCAGGAGTCCAACCGTAGCTTCGAGCTTCGCTCCACGGCTACTAGTCCAGCGTGGCAGAAAGACGATTCCTCCAATCCCACCGTCAGCGAGTAGCTTAACGTCCCGCGCAAGGAAATCACCCCACGACTTGTCTGACTTAGTGAGTATGCCATCGGTAGACTGGAGGGCCTTGCCCTTATCCTCCGAATCATCAATCTCAGCTGGGCTGACAATGTCATAACCCTTCTCACGTAGGAATGCTGCTGCCTTAAAGAACAGCGGGAAATTATACTGGGGGATACCCTGCATAGGACCTGCGAGGTAATACTTCATCGGTAAACGTCTCCATTTTGCTTTAGTTTTGTATCTTCGTATCCGGCGACGAGTCTTCGGTAGAGTTCCAGTTTCGCAGACTCCAGAGCCCCCATCGCATCATTGAAACGACTGTAGTTAGGATTAGCACCAAGGTAAGCACCAACGACACGAGTAATAGCATAGTTCAGTTGGCCTGTAGTCTTAGGTTGTCCTTCATATCGCAGTCCTTCTCGTTCATCCTTAGGAATGTATGGCATCTATTTATCTCCCAATCCCTTTAATGCTTTAGCATATTTCTTGCCCATTTTCTCAAAAATCTCTTGGTTTTTCTTAGATGGAGGGCGCTTCTGGTAAGGTCCCCAACCACAACAAGGCATGAAATGCCTCATACCCGGATTAGCGTGACATTCACAAGAGCAAACCTTTGGATCGACTTTACAGTTAATCATTGTAATTCTATAGGTGCTTGAAAACTGTCGTTTTCCCGTCGGTGGATATAGACAAGATTGGCTTGTTCAAGGAAGTACCCTCTGGGGTCGCTGTGACCAGAAGCTTTATAGGCATTCCAAGCTCTCTGGCAAAGGTCACTACTGCTTTGCGCACCTTCAAGAAGTTCACTCGCCCCCGCCGGGCCGACTCCGTAGAGTCCTGGGATATTGTCTGTAGTATCTCCAGTAAGTAACTGGGTATACAACTTAAAGTCTCCAGCTTTTCGGGAGACCCATTGTGACTGATTTCTAACCCAATTGTGATGCCATCCCGATATCTGAAGGAGATCTTTGTCGATACTGACAACAACACTCCCTTGAGGATCTCTGGCAAGCCGGATTCCGAGTTCATCATCGGCTTCTCGTCCTTCGGTACTATATTTAGCTCCATATCTTTCTACTAGGTAGTCTTTTGCTTCTTGGAAATAGAGAGGTTTAGGTTGTCCTTCACGATTGCCTTTGTAAGGCTTAGTTGTGCTAAGAGCTTTCCTAAAACTGTCACTCGAACTGAGGATAAGTTCGCCGGGAGATTCCGGACTAAGTCCTGTAATGCTGTCGAGTGTGACATCAATAAACTCTCGTACGTGGTCAAATCCGAGGTCAACTTCTTCTTCATTTTTCCTTCTAGGATGCGCTGCCCAACAGCAGCGATAAACAATTACATCAGCATCAATTAACAGGTATTTTCCATTAATCATAAATTTGGACAGCCTTTTTGGTGTTCTTACTGGAAAGGCTGAGTCCCATAACCAGATCAGCCGGGAGCTACCCGGATCATGCTTTAGTTAGTTTGAAGCTTGAGCAGATTATCTAGACTTTCAGCAGGACCTGTTTCGTCAGCCAGAACCACAAAGTGGGCCAACCACTCCTTAACAAAGAACAGATTCTCGTTGAAAAACTCGACAACCTTAGTATCCCGATTCATACACATATAGATCGGGAGTTCATCCTCCTTAGCTGATGCTATATATACGTTAAAGTTAGCCTTATGGCCGTCCCTCACATCTGTAGCAAGCTCTGCTACTTCACCGTAGATAATGGGCAGTTTAACTTCCATTAGGCCCAATCCTCCTCTTCGGTGCTAGTCTTAGGAGCCTCAAACGGGATCTCCGCATCGGCGTCCACAGGGGCACTTGACCCCATAAGCTTCTGGGTATACTTGTCCAGTACCTCCCAAAGGACAGCCTCTTTATCGGCCTGCTTGGCCGGGAGCTTAATAGCCTCTGCCTTAAGCATTAGCTCGATAACTGCGATAGCCGTATTACGGCTGGCGCCTAGCTCACGGAGAGCGTCATTACGGGCCTCTCGGGCTTCCTTGCGCTCCCAGTACCCCTTCTCCGAAGTCGTCTTAGGGGCTGCCTTAGCGACGCTGGCAGACTGGGGCTCTCCGTCCGTCTTGTACTGGATGGTCTTGGTATTGACCTCAAGATAGCCCTTATCGTTGGGCTCAGCCTCGAACTCTACCGTAGCACCCGTAGCCGGGGGCTTCTTGATACCAGTATTGAAGAAACCATCCTGTCCGGACAGCGTAAACGAGTAGAAAGTCTTATTGCCCCAATTCTTATCAAAATGGCGCTGAACAACGCCTGTAAACGTACTCACCTGTAGTTAACCCTTTAATTTTCTTATTCTTTTTATCATCCCGGCCGGAATGAAATGATGGCCGAGATATGTATCATCGTCGCAGCCTACTGCAATACTTAGAGTGACCCCCCTTTTATCTTTTTTAGCTAAATAACCTATTGATTTTACTGGGTATCCTTTGTTATGCTGCTCCTCTATGTCTTTTATATCACACCATCTACTGCCGCTTGCGGCGTCTCCCCACTCGACTTCCACGATTGGGATTTTGGTTATTTTCGGTTTCACCCTTATTAGACAACTCAGAGACGGAAAAGTTCCGTGTTGGCTGAATATTTTTATAGGGTTCGCTAAGTCTTTGATTTATCTCATCTAATTCGTCACAGGAAGGACAAGTGCCATCCCGAAGAATGGTCTCTCCACACTCGTCACAGCACTCCATAGTGCCCGCAAGTCTCAGGATCTCCATTTCATCAAGATTTTCGGTTAGCTTATTCACAAGCAACTTCCTCCGTCGCCTTCACACAAATCATAGGCAGCAAATGAAATCGTCAAAACACCAATCCCTATTACCAATCCTATAGCTACTCTAGGATGGTCAAAAATAAGCCACCCGAATCCGAAAACGGCAGGTACGAAGACTGCCCATCCTAAAATGATCCACCCGACGCATTTCCAATTAACCTTTAACACATAGCACCTGTTTCAGTTCAGCTACGATTTCTACTAGGTCTGATTGATTGTCCATAACCTCTTGGATATCTTTGTACGCAGCGGGGATTTCGTCGATAACATCCTTATCTTTGCGACACTCAACGCCTTTCGTTTGTTCCTCCAAGTCTTGGACGGTGAATTGAGCTTTAGCAGAACCTCTAGACATTCTCCGGCCTGCACCGTGCGAGCAAGAGCAGAAAGAGTCTTCATTTCCCTTTCCTCGGACGATAAAGGATCGTGCTCCCATGCTACCGGGGATAATTCCGAGATCGCCCGTTCTAGCTCGTACCGCACCCTTGCGAGTAACGTAGATATTTCGGCCAAAGTGATTCTCCTTAGCCACATAGTTGTGGTGACACTCGATAGCAGTCTGGTCGGACCCTAAAGCTCGAATATCAGTGTGTTCAGCGACTGCCTTTTTGGCTGCCTCCATCATCAGGTAACGATTCATTGCTGCGTAATCTTGGCACCACGACAAAGCATCCCAATAGTCCTGAAAGTATTGGGAACCTTCTGGCAAGTAAGCTAGGTCGGCATCGGGGAGAACAATGTGCCATCTCTCCATCTCTTCCTTGGCCTTCGTGATAAAGTAGCGTCCGATAGCATTCCCTATACCACGGGAGCCGGAGTGGAGCATGAGCCATACGTTGTCCTCCTTATCTAGACAAAGTTCAACAAAGTGGTTTCCCGTCCCCAAGGTCCCAAGATGATTCCCGGCTCGCTTGTGGCTGCGAGTCAAGTGATGATGCTTGGAGTCCAGCAGAGCAAAACGAGGATCTTCGGACAACCAAGTCCACGTCTTGACTACCTCCTCGGGCATAGTTCCCCAAGCCCCGTGATCGTTCGGACCACCGTTGTCGGTTCTTCCATGAGGTATAACCTTCTCCAACGAAGACCTGATTCCACTCAAGGTATCCGGAAGGTCCGAGGCACGTAATGTCAGCTTGTGAGCCGTCATCCCACACCCAATATCTACGCCCACACTGGCAGGTATAATCGCCCGATAGGTGGGAATCACACTCCCCACGGTAGATCCTTGTCCCCAGTGCACATCCGGCATCACCGCTATGTGGTGATGGATAAAGGGGAGCGAAGCAACGTTCCTCAACTGCTCCATCGCTCCTTCTTCCACATCGGTAGTCCATATCTTCACCGGAGCCTTTCCTTCATCTTTGAAGGCTAGTTTGATAGTCATTAATGCACCACGTGTTCAACTAGCGGGTCTTGTAGTACAGGATACGGAGAATCACCTAATCCTGCCTCTCTCCACAAGCGTGTTCTATACGGGCAATCCAGCCCATATCCGTCTCCATTATCGTGGCATTGCATACACCACCGAAGATGGTGACAAAGATCTTCCAGTAGTTTGTTATGCCGCTTTAGCAATTGGATCGTAGTCATATTTACGCTCCTTTCCAGTGGACCAATGTGTTCCTACTTTCGTCTCTGCCCCGAGAGGACACACAAGATCGAGGTTATAGACCATACTAAGATACCGAAAAACATCCACGGTAAAACATCGGTTTGCAAGATCTCTAAAAGCTTCTGATTCATCTTCTGGCAACTCCGCTATAACGGAATCGTGAACGGTATTAACCAGAAACATCTTCAGCCCTTCGGCCTTAATCCTGTGCCAGAAGTAGACGATGGATATTGGTATAATATCCGCCGTAGCCAAGGACTGGACGGGATAATTGAAGATAGAAGTTCTATTGCGAATGTACCCTCTGCCATCGCGTGTGGGCTCGATTTGCGTATCGGGCCAGTAAAATATAAGTCCCGTCTCCGTTCGTAGTTTCTTTTCCTTAAGGACTTCATAGGTCCACCTTGTTTGAGTATCGTAGATAGCGCTATACCGCTTCTGGAAGAACTCAATATAAGCTCGTTCCTGTTTATTTCCCGACATAGCTCCATATAGCGGCCTAAATGTATAGGGCTTTGCGAGACGGCGATCCTCCTTAGTAAGATCTTTCCGCGACTTTCCAGTACGCTCTTCTGCAGTCTGCCAATGAGCGTCAAAATCGGGGTTCCGTATGTCGGATAAAGCGACAGGATCCCGGCCAAGATGAGCTGCGACTCGAAACTCAAGTTGAACGCCATCTGCCTCACCAATGAGCCAACCAGCAGTTCTAGCTCGAAATAGTTTCTTAATAGTATTGTCAATGTTCTGGAACTGCACCTTGTGACGAAGTCCAGAACTGGATAAACGATGGGTTCCCGTAACGGCTTGGTTAAGCTTGGCATACAGGCGTCCATCATCTTCCTCAATACACTTAAGAAGTTTCTCTAAGTTCTGGTGTCTCTTCTCAAGCTTCTTAAATTCCTTGAATGTCTCAAGAAAAAGTGCTTGTTCCTTCGACTCTGCTCGGAGCTTACCAAGTGCTTCAGCGTCTGTAAGTCGTTGTCCCGTAGGAGTCCTAAGAGGATTTTTACCTTTTCGGATTTCAGAGAACCGGAGGCGGTCATAAAGGAACTGAGCCACTTGTTGTGGACTATTCCAATTGATGCCTCCATCGGACGAACTAAGAGATTCACAACTTCTCTCCAAGTCAATAGCCGATTGCTCATACTCTTTCTTGACCTGCTCTGCGTCTAGCTGGACCCCGTGCATTTCTATGTCGGCGAGCACAGGTGTAAGCAGACACCGGGTGAACATTACGGGCAAAAGGCCCTCTGCCGCAAGAACCTCTCGTTGCTTCAAAAATACTTGATGACATAGGTTCGTGTCTTCTGCGCCATACTCTACTAGCCAATCCTTTGGGATCTCTGAAGGACATACACCGCTTTCTATTAGTTTTGAGACTAGACTCTTTTTGCCGGGCAATCCGTATCTGTAGGCTGTTCCTTCGAGGGACAAATCCCATCTTCTATTGCCAGCGAGGACGTACTCGGCGAGCATTGTGTCCCAAACAAGTAAAGTGCTGATTTCAACCCCAGCACGGAGGAGCCATTGAAGCTCAAACTTAGCGTGATGGGCGACAAGGAGTCCAGTACGGCCCAAAGAGTTCGCAATTTCTGTTTGGTGTAATTCGTCTCCCCATTTGTATGAAACACCATTATATAATTTCCGGGATCTACGCAGAGATACTTTGCCCTGCATTGGTACAGAACGTTCCAACCAAGTCCCAAGAACAATGCGATTTGCTCGGTTGAGAGCGGATCCTTTGTCTCGATTCGTAGTCTCAAAGTCGGCAACCGTATATCCAAGGCTGTCATCGAGATACCTCTGAGGATTTGGATTCGTCAGGAATTCTGGTAGCATCTTCTTCTTGTTCTTCTATATGTACTAAATCTTCTAACTTGGTCTGATTCCCCAGTCCGCAGACCTCCGGATATGATTTACCGACTGCGAGCGCCTCGTCGCACAAACAGCGTTCAAATCTAGCATTCCACGGGCAACTAAGTAACTGTTCTGGCCTATACCCAGCCATAAGTAACGTAGTAGCGTCTATCATACGTCCTCCCCTTCGGACGTATCTTCATACCCAGCACCTATCCGACGGATATATGAATGTCCTCCATCCACACCAAATCGAAATGTCTCCTCACCACTAGGGACCAATTTATCTCCTTCCCATTTAAACCCCGGTTGTGGCTCTATCTTACAATAATGCACTCTGAAATCATGCACATGCCTTGATTCTATCTCCACTCCGCAAGCAGTGCATTTCGCGCTATTTCGAGTAATCATGCTGCTATTCCTTGCTGAGCTTTCTTCCACTTACCACCATCATCCTTAAAGGTACGCTTATACAGCTGACGGGATGCTGTGTGGTAGATCACAATACCTTCCGGATTCTTGTAGCCGGGAGCAATCACCGATCCTCCGGCATCTAAATCCCCCATCACCTTGTCATCGTCTACATTTTCCCCGAAGGCAAGGACCGGAACAACTCCACAACAGTCTGGTTTGTTGGGGTTATTGGGATTCCACCTGACTGTATTAAAAAGTGCAAATCGCTTATCCGGGAGATCATAGCCCCTCTGAATACCCAATCCGTACCACTCGCCAAAGTGGGAGCCTTCTCCAAGTTTGAAGAGATCATCGGCGTGGGCAATGCACCAAGCGCGGAATCCGTAATTATCCGGACCTTCTCTTTGAATCCATCCCGTTCTCCGGCCACACAGAAGAGCCATTGCGATACCTTCCGGAGTAGTCTTCGTAAGAATGACATTAGGATCAGAACTAGTGAAGGCAATCTCCTGATCCAATGGAATAGGAACCCACTTAATCTGAGCATTAGTGCCGTCTACCTTCTCAGTAATAAACACAGTCCGCTTTAAGCGGGCTATCTTAGGAAACTCTTCAAATTCAAACATAGTTATTATTCCTTTACGAAAACCTTACGTGCTAAGCACGTCCAACATTCCCCGCAGGGTCCTATGGATAGATATTTATTGGATATTTCGCAATCCATACCAGCAATATCTTCAATAAAAGGCCGCGCCCTCTCCAACTGGTTTTCAAGACGCCGTAGCTCGATCTCGCGATCTTTAGCAGCCCCATCAGCTATCAGACCCTCGGTCATGTCGTTCAGCGTATCCACCCTCAGCAGCAGTGCCTCGTTGCTGCAACGGTGGAACGGTATCTGCGGGCACAGACAGGTAGGACATACCTGCTGTTTTGAGGACGGCTGCTCTAAGTGCCACGGGTTGCTGCAAATGGTCGGACGCTCATCGAAGCGTCCTTTGCAGGTGGGGCACCGCTGATCCTTGGACAGATGCTCAGTCATAGCTGCAATGCATCCTTAAGCCGTCGTCGGTCTGCTGCCAGTAGCAGCAGTCATCCGCCTCTGTGCGTTGACACCCTGTCAGTAGAAGCAGGAAGCAAACTAGCACGAATGCGAACAAGACTGCGCGTAAGTCCTCACCGCGGGTGTCTTCCGCGCTAATCTTAGTAGTCGTCATACTCTGGTTCCTCGTCATCTTCCAGATAGTCTAGGTAATAATCGTCCCTAGTCTCGTCCCACTCCCATTGATCGTCGGCAACGGGCTCCTCGTGCCACACCAGATCAGATTCTCCCGGCCCACTCATGCTGCTTCTCCATCGTCCCAAGGAGGAGCAGAGTTCGACCACTTGCCGCACTTAATACAGAAAGCAGGCTTGGTGTCACCTGTCATTCCCAACCAAATCTCGTGACCGTACTCGTCCTTGCACTTGGAATCCTTAAGTTCTTGGTAGGTCTTGAATTTCTTTTTCATGTCCATTCCTTAAGTTGCTTTTGGATTTCATTCAATTTGTATTGGAGTTCAGCTATATACTCCATGTGACTATCATAGACATGTTTTATAGCTTGCGCCTTAGTGCTGCCCTCCCACCCGCAATCGTTGATATAAACTAAATTCCCCCATTCATCTTTGTTATCGTTGCGAAGATTACAAGGATAAACTTCTCCTATCGCGCGGCCTAAATAGTATACAGCCTCACCGAGACGATAAATAGGTTTGAACTTCTTCATACCTCTTTCCTCGTATCTACTTCCACGTACCAATTGCACCCACAAGGACCACAGGTCTCGCACCAATCTGTTTCTTGGTCATGGCCGACTGTGATATTCTTTAGCGGAACCCCTAGCTCTTGAGAAAGCCAAATAAAGGCTGGCAATACCGGGAGGCCGTACATTTTCGTGTGGAATCCATTTTTAATTTCCTTGGTATTATTCGCTAATCCGCCTAGCCCCAAATGAAACTCGGTATCCCAACGTTCTATAACTATCTTAAATTCCTTGAGGCTCATACTTCTCCGCCTCCTCAAAGAGAGTATCTGTCATTTCCAATAGATCTTCTGAGCAGCAAGCTTTTAGATCCTTTAAAGACTGTGCCCTATCTCCGTCCCAAGAGAAGCTCTCAAGAGGCCCATAACAAGAACAATGAGCCAAATGTTCCAGTTGCCACCTATTGTCCTTACGAATAAGCGCCTGCCCGTCACCTTCGTAATTACCGGCTGCGTACCAATAGATTATAAGATCTGCCCCAGCATTGAGCACGGAATCAAGTGCACACTCAGAACTTAATTCACTATCTTCATCACACCAAGTATAATCTGTTGGGGTTTTAACGTGAATAATTTCCATTATCTATTCTCCACTACCATACTTAATTGGGGGTCAATCGTTATTGCGATTGAATCGTGATCTCCACTAATTTTGTTCTTGGGGAACGATAAGGTTCGAACATTCATCTTTTCGTCCTCTTCAGTTCCACCCATACCGATCATTAGGTCCATCTGACCCGGAATTCCAACGTTACTTCCGTCAACGTCCCCCCGTGTGAGGATTCGCTTACCGCTGGCACTATCCGCAGCTTGAGACACGGAAACCACGAGAAGGTTATTACGTTTGGCAAGGTTCCGGCCTTCCGTCGCTGCCTTCTCAAGTGCTTGAGTTCGGTGCTCACTATCGACATCAATATTGCGCAACTGATCCAGCACAACCACCTTAGGTTCGTATCGACGAACCAGCCTGTCAATCGTCGTAAAGTTTCCGGGGGCGAGAGGAGCGAAAATGACGTTTTCATAGCCTCGTTTCTCTAATAGTTCTTGGGCTGCGTCGGGGTGGGCAAGTACCTGTGCCTTATTCATTAGGGTAAGGCGATTTATGTACCGCATCATAAGGTCCTGCACCGGGTCTTCATTGCCGATGTACAAGACTCGCAGTTTGGCCTTTACCCACCCCGCCAGCATATTAATAACTAATAACGTCTTTCCCATTTCGGTGGGGGCGAATACAAGAATGTGATGCCCCGGCCTAAGCCCACCACCAAGATGCTCATTAAGAGCCTTAGGAAGGACGGGGATAAGTTGAGACTGGTCAAATGACTTTTCGACGAGATCTTTGACCTTGAACCGCTCAAAGACTTCATCACCAACTTCCTCCGTGGAAGGAATCGTAGTTGCTAGGTTCTGATACTCCCCCATTAAACGGAGCAGGGTCTGTGGTTCCTCCCCTTGTAGCAAAGATCCCGACAACTTGAGTCCAATATTGTGTAGCTTGACTGAAATGATCTCGGATGCGATGTTCTCCGGACTTACTTCCGGTAAATTCCGCAACACACCCTGTAGCATAGAGACGTGCTTCGGATTGGAAAATTTCCGACCAAGTGACGACCCAATTATATCCACATCCACACTGGCCGCTTTGGAATCCTTTTCGTAATACTCGGCTATAATTGACAATAGCGCGGCAGTGTCCGCACCTAATTCTGAGAGTTGTAAGTTCTCCGACAGTAGTTCCCACGCTTTGCGGGACTTCACTACGGCTGCGAGAATTTTGTTGTCTGCAATCATTCATATCACCACTTCCGCTTTGAGGCCATTAAAGCCTCTATTTGTTTCTTCTTAGCATTAAATTTCTTACGGAAGGGATTAGACGGTCTCCACATATATGCCTTAATCGTGAAATTCGGTGCGCTGTCGTTCATGTTTAGCGACCAAGGCGTTTCGTAAAGCTTCTCTCCCTGTTCCCGCAACCACGCAGCAAATGCGTGGGGACCACAATCATCAGCTTTCTGCTCTCTATTGCCTGAAAATATAACTATTCCCGGTAGATTTGTGCTCTCATTGTCCCAGTTAATCCCCGCCATAATCGCTAAAGGATCATCGCCGAGATAGCTCTGAAAGAAAGCATACTCCATCCCACAATTTCCTGTGGCCTGATAGGAGTAGAACATAGTCTTCACTTTGCGTCCTCCACTATTTTTCTGATTCTTTCGTCGTCTTCGTATTTGAGGTCTTTATCCAATACGGCCACCCTGAAATCAGCATATAAACCCCACTCTTTGAGAAGCTTATAAGATTTGAGAGTGGCGTCTTGATCCAGCGCGATGACGATGATTTTACCTTCTTCGACAATCTCTTCAAGCTTCGCTCGGCCAAGATTTGTGCCGTGCAGACACGCAGAGGTATATGCCCTCGCCACCTTCGTAGCCGATAGCATATCTTCGACAACGACAACCCTCCTATCTCGTGTTCTTCTAGGGCGAAGAAAGGAACACGCGCCAGCAGCGCTTGTACAATAAAGTTTCGTTTTTCGTCGAACGTTTTCTCCATCCAAGTAGAATCTTCTAGACTTGAGTTCAGAACCCCTTCGTACCTCATTTCTATCGTAGAGAGGCAATACGAGGTCCCCAGTACCAGTATCCGTGCCCCATCCTTGCCTAATGTAATCACTGGGTGTAATACCGTACCTTCCGCTAAGGTGGGCTTGCCATGCGCCATCCACCGGGGCCGTGACACCAGTATACAATCTTTCAGGCGGCACTTCTCTTTGGTTGGTACTAGTATCACTTCGTCCCAGTACAAAACCGCGCTCAGCCACCCGTCCAGACGCACCACAAGAGGCTCGGTGACAATGATAGAGCGCTTCATCCTCTGCCACGCGGGTAATTGAAAAGGAAGACTCCCTTGTAAGACCGCCGCCGCAAAAGACACAAACCAACCCGTTTCGTGATTCACCCAAACGGAGTTCGGCAGCGATGGATCGTATCCCTGCAGTACGTCCCGGACTAGCTTTCCCATATGTCCTCACGCAGGTGCGCCGTATCTATTTGGATCTTCTGGGTCCCCTTGTTCTTCGGGGATTACCGGGGTAAAAGATACGTCCACCACGGCGGGGAATATCTGCTGAGTTTTACGAGCCTGCCTACGAATCTCCTCAACCTCGCAGATATCAATAGCTTCTGCATCCAACTCGATTGCGCTCTTAGCTCCCGGCCTTTCAATTTGTTCATCCTCTACATCTTCTACGTCTTCTTCATCCAGACGTAGATCTACGACATTGTCCTGCTCGACGTAGTAGAACCCCATTGGACCGAATAGGGGGATCTCTGCATTAAGCTCGTCTACCATTACAAATACTTCAGCATCATCCGGACAGAGGTCCAAGCATTCCCTCATCTGTCTCACTGTCATGGTCATCTTCGTACTCCCCAATTATAACGGTGGAAGCCGGTTTATCGAGTGATCTCGCAAATTTGCACGTCCAGCAGCCGCCACTCTTGATATGTTGATCCCGCCTCTTCGTTGGTCGGCAGTGGTAGCAATAAGGAAACCTGAGACCTTGGTAGTCTTTGGGAAATGTGCGAACCGCAATGCAGAGTACTTTATCAGCTGCCTGCGCAATCTGGATGTTCCTAAGGCGATAGCCTGTAGACCACTTGCGCTCTTTCGGCAGGTATATTCGAGAAGGTACTCCCATAAAGTCGGCATATTCAATGGCCCACGCATCTACTCCTCCTAAGTGGCAACCACCGGATATTACTTCCGATGGACTGTAGTCTTGAATCCACTCTGATATTAACTGTCGAGCCGTAGCCTCAGTATTGGCATCGAATTTATCAGCAGCAGCCCCTACGATAGCTAATTTTAGCCCGTCGCTCATAGTTCATCATCGTCCCACTCGGTAATGATCCCACTCTCGTTTAGCATACGATCTTGAGCCTGCAACTCTTCCAAATCTTCGTTAGCCAAAAGCTCTACGTCATCCGGGCCTAGGGGCTCTAAATCAGGAAGCTGATGGTCAAAATCATCCTCAAAAGTGTGGGCTTCGTATTCTCGCATCGCGTCAGTAAAATCTAGTTCTCCTTCAGGTACATCTAGAATAAGGTCTTCTGAATCTTCCCCACCCACTGGATCATCACATACACACCACTCAGCAGGTTGGTGACAAGTATCACAGACTGATCCATCCATATCCTTAGCCTTTATATTAGTTATAGTCATAGCCGTAATAAGGGGAAGAGGCCCCGGAGGGGGCCTCTCTTAGACATTTCTAAGCGGCAAAAGTTCCCTCAGAAAATGCATTATCTTGTACCTTATTGATTCCCTTGAGATTATTTTTATTTTGCTTGCAATACCAATCCCAGAGAGCCTCATTGTTAACGTACCACATCCAAAGGGCTATTGGGTTGTCTGTATTTGGGTTCTTGAAGGTACGCCCCTTCAGTACTTCCCCAAGCTGCAACCTCTTGATTAACTTAGCAAAATCGAAGCACCAATTGGAGTATGTCTTGCCCAGTTTTTCACGGTGGTCCACATTGGAGAACAGAATCAATCCTTTACGCGAACCCACAAACGGGTATGGTGGAGTTCCGTGCACCACACCACAATTCTTGCACGAGCCCGCAGCGGCGCTGTAAGCCTCATGGTCTTTGTGGCGACCGGGATTATCCCAAAAACTCTTGCAGACCTCTAAAAGGGTCTGCTCTGCGTTGTGGCCATGCCCATCTTCATTATACAACTGCAGCATGCCACACGAAATTGGGGTAGTTACTAAGGCCATGATTAGGCTCCTACCGCGCCTGCGGCTACCGCTGCATCAGAGGTTACTGTCGGAGTAAGTTCCCAAGGAGTCTTGTACCACCCCTTATTCTCAATTTCTGGCACCCCGCGCTTAGCCACTTCTGCCTTGTACCATGCCTCGAACTTTGGACGGTCAATAAGCCACGACCAGAAGCAGATATCCCTACTATTAGTGCAGGGATTGAAATATGGGCCTATACGGTGCACAGACCCTAATTCGAGAGTCTCTACTTGCTTTTGTAAGGTGTCCCCCCACCCTCTCGGACCGGTGTGATCGCTCCAAATAATCAATGCCTTAGGACCGAGGTATTGGCCGTGATCCCCGTTGTAGTGGGTATACCCTTCTTTCAGAAAGCCATATCGGGCTGTGCCACCATTGGGCGGATATTGTGTTTCCTGAACAGTGCCACGATACTGAGTAGCGATGAATCCAATCGAACAAGTAGCATCGCCTTTTCTCGGAGCACGATAGATAGAGTGCGCCAACCCGAACAAAGGTGCCAAATTCTTCAACTCAAAGCTGCCAAACCCGGACAGTTCAGCTATGGAACAGGACATATACGAATGAGCTTGCATTATCGAGACTCCTTTAGACGCAGTATTGCGTTTGCATATGCTTGAATTGTCTGGGTATTTTCCAGACCGGGACCAGTATTCACTTCACAGATACGGAAACCAGTTAAGTGTCTTTCAGCATCAAGGCAGGCAAGTATGTCCACAGCGCCGAAGTCAAGGCCAAGGCGGTCAATGCACTGTACACTAGCTTTGCCCATGTGCTGTACTGCGGATTGATCCACATCGAGATCGCTATGAGCATGGACCCAGCCGTTAGCAAGACTACGCACAACTCGGTTAGCATTTCCATTTGGACCTCCTTTCAGCTTTTTCTGAGTAAAATCAAT